GTATACTTTTGTGGAGACCAATTGTATTCAAACTCATAAATGTTGTAACCAGATTTAGATACAGATTTGTGTTTAATTTTTTTCTTTAATCTTCTGTCTGATGTTTGACCAGCAGTTCCAGTTTTTTGACCTGGTTGCATCATTTGATATGCACTATAAGCCGTGACTCCTGTTCCAAGAGCCTGAGCAAATGGGTTTGTTCCTGGACCTGTTGTTTGTGTGATAGTTGATGCAGCAGTTGGTAATGTGGTCATAATACCTTTTGCAAACTCCATTCTTTGGAATGGTTCATATTGTCTAGCTACTTCAGTTTGTCTTTGAGCAGCTAAAGCTCTATCTGCTATTTGTCTTTGTAGTCCACCAGCTTGACCTAGTTGAGCTATATCAGCTTGTTGCATTGCTTGTTGTTGAGCTCCAGCTCCAAGTAATTTACTACCTGTACTTAGTGCAGCATCTGTTTGAAACTTTTGTTGTGCTTGTGCTGCACCAAGAGCTGTTTGAAAACCACTTGCCTGTAATTGACCAATAGTTCCTAATCTTCTATTTTCTAATTCTGCTTGAGCCACACCTTCTCTACCTCCACCAAATGCGCCAGATTGTATAGCTTGTGCACTTAATTGATTTTCTTTCATAGCTGCTTGTCTATTAACTTCATCTACAACATACCTTTGATAAGGATTCATAAAAGCATCAATATCAGGTTGTTGTGCAGCTAAAAGATTACCACTTAATATAGATGCAATACCAGCTGTTGAAGTATTTTGTCCTTGTCCTGTTTGACCTGCCATTTGAAAAGCTTGTTGTTCTAAAGGTGCAGGACCAGCTACTTGATATTCTGGTACCTCTAAAGGTTGTTTAGCTAATTGAATTGCTTCATCATAAAGAGCAAGTTTTCTAGCCTCTATTCCAGGAGCTTCTCTTTGAATTGATGTTTGTGTTCCAGAAGCACTCTGTGCTGGTGCTGGTGCTGGAGAGCTACCTCCTCCGAATAAATTCATTTAATATCCTTTCTCATCAAAACACATTGTTTTTTAAAACCAGGTAAAACTTTTAACCATCCTTCTCTACCTAAAATATCTATTGCATTGAAATGTCTAGTTCTTGCAAAATCTTCAATATCAGTAAATATTTTTTTCATATCTTCCATATCACCACCACCTAAAGCAATTCTTAAAGTATTTTTTATTTTGATACAAACTGCTGCACTTTTGTTTTTGGTAAATAAAAAGCATGAATGTCCTTTAATTCCTTTTTCTAGATCTTCTTTTGTGAACCCTTCTCCCATTCTAGCAGCAGGTTCTAAAACTGCCCATATATCATCTGTTAAAACCATTAGGTCACCAGATCATATATTCTCTTCAATTGGTCTTGTTGTCCGTAAAAAAACTTTGCACCTTTTGCTCTCATTTCTTTAAAATCTTTTGGGTCAGCTCCTTGCATAATACCAGCTCCTAATATTGCATCAGCACGACTTACAAACTCACCATCTGCTAGTTGTGCTAACATTGTATCTTTGTCTTTATCTGCTATATCTGTAGCATCTTCTATGTAGCCTTCTGCTCTAACATAGTTATTTGTATCTTTTTCATCATGGTCTAACTTACTAGGTAAATAACTTACACCCCCTTCTTTATAAGAAGGTATATTTTCAACAATACCACCTTTAGCATAAGAATATACTTCGTTAGGTTGATTGTAATTGTATAAATCTGCTGTTTGTTGTGGTGATCCGTAATCAAATCTTTGTCCTAAACCTTCTACGTTTTCTCTTTGCTTTAAATATTCAGCATCGTATTCACTTTCGTTAAATAAATCTCCTACTGGTTTTGGTTCAAATGGTTTTGGTGTCATGGCTAAACCAGCAACACCTGCTCCTAAGGCTACTTTACTACCAACAGACAATCCTTTTAAAGTAGGAGCTAAACCAACACTAGCTGGACCAACACCTGCTGCGGTTGGAGGACCTGCGGCAGCAATACCTGATAGACCACCTCCAAAAGTAGCTGGCATTGCATAGCCTGCACCAGTTCCTAGTGCTGCACCCATAAGTGCACTCTTTAACATATCTCTATTTGATCCACCTTGTGACTTTGAATATAAAGCACCTAACCCTGCACCTATTGCCATTGCTAAAACTGGAAACGCCATATAAAACTCCTATAGTATTTATACCTATAGTCTAACTGTTTTTATCTTGTCTATCAAGACCTACAGGTATCATTTCGTCTATTAGTCTGCCAGTAAACTGATATTCACCAACATGTGTAATATATTCTGTTACTAAAGCATAACATTTACCACCTATATTAGTCCATAACCTAGAAAAAGCAAAGTCTTCACCATAGTATATTTTCTCTTTTTCATCGTAAAAAGTGTCAAAAAAGTTATATAAATTAGGTTTTAATGTCTTGACATCATCTATAACTGTTTCTTGTTTAATTGTTTTTTCTGGATAAGCTTTAATCATTTTGTCTAAAGCTTCTCTTTTTAATAACATACAACCTGTTGGAGAAAAGTTTAACTCAATCATTTCATCTACAAAGTTTATATCATCTTCTTCATCTTTTATTTTAACAGGAAACATATTACCACTTGTTCTAGCTTGTAGTTCATCCATATTTTGCATATCTTTGTTTTTCTTAAAAACCTTGTCCCATTGTATTATTTTCATAGGATAAGGTATGCTTATGATATCAACATCTTTTTCAATCATTTTAAATATAGAATCTGAATAAAACAAAATGTCACTATCTATAAATAATAAGTGCGTAAAATCAGAACTTAAAAAATGTGATACGCATAAATTACGGCCAGCTGTTACTAAAGAAGATTTCATCAACTGTACTTGAAACAAAACACCTTTTTCAAAACAAGCTGTTTGTAGTTTTATAATAGACTGCATATAGTGAATAGAAACATTACTATGAACAGGAGTAGCTACAAATAATTTAACGTCTTTCATTTACAATACCTTGTAAAAAATTAGTCCATTCTATTTTTTTCTTATCCCAACTATAAAATCTTTTTACAAAGTCTTGTTGCATTTGTAAATGCTTAAACACCTCTGGCTCATGAATCGTGGATACTGCATGTCGAATAGCATCAGCAAATAACGTGGATAGTCTACGATAGTCTTTATTGTAAGTAACATAAGCAGGAAACTCGGAACAAGTTTCATATAAAGCTCCGTAGTTTGTTACAATACAATACAATCCAGCAGCCATTGCTTCAAGAGCTGCATTACAACTTGTCTCCTCCCATATACTTGGATAAGCAAACATATGATAACGATACATATACTTTTGTATAAACGAATGTTCTCTATAGCCTATGTAATTAACATTTTCTAAATTTCTTGCTTGTTCATATAAAGGTTCATAGGTAGCTTCATTCTGTTCTGCAAAGTCTTCTCCGTATATCTTACAACTACTAAACACATCCACATGAACATTACAATCTTTTAATTGTTGCATAGCACCTAATAATACATTTAAACCTCTCCAAGGTGTTACATGAAATAACATGCGAACCATATTACCTTCTTTAAATTCAGTTCTTACAGGAAAGTTGTTGACACCATTTTTTATTACATGACATCTGTCAGTTGGTATATCAAAACGATACCGATACTTTTCATAATTCCAATGACTATTGAAAACATACCAGTCATATTTATTGTGGTTAGTTTTATCTTCAAACCAAGGATATATGTTTGGTTGATCGTGACTATTCTTTTGCCATAGTATATTTATTTTATCTTTGCTTAAATCTGCTTTACCAGGAATAGATGTGCATATTTGAAATTTATTAAGTAAAGCATTATCAACATAGTGAGATAAAAAATGTTCTTGTATCTCTGTTCCACCCATAGGCCTCATAGTAATTAGGTCTCGTCTTTAGTTTTACTTACTAAAGATAAAACCTCTGGAGGCACTATAATATTCACATCACAGGCTATATCTTCTTGTTTTGTATCTGTATTTGGATTGTCTACATCGTGTTGAGCATCTTCTTTAGTCTTATAAACTGTATTAGTTTTTTTGTTTCTGTAAGTCTCTTGACTTTCGCATTGTATAGTTTTCATATAAATAATATCCTATAAATACTAGAATAAATCAAGTGTTAACTAAACCAAGATACAATACTATATCTAGTTCCAGAGATGACTGGCTCAACAGAATGAGGATACATAAAATTACTAGGAAACATAATTAAATCTCCTTTATTTAAATCTACCTTACTATATGGTTTATAATTATGTGGATAATAAAACATTAATTCCCCACCTTCATAGTCTTTGTTTAAGTTTATTATAAAAGAAATGTGTCTGTTTACTTTATAGTAAGCATCTATATGCCTTTTATAAAAATTACCTTTAACATATTTAAGTAAATTTATTGACTCTAATTTCATTTCTTGATGTAAAGAGGGAAACATTTTTTGATAATGTTTTAAAGCTTTTTGGCAACATTCAAATATAATTTTTTTATATAACATATCTTGGTCTTTTCTTTCATCAAGACCATAGTTATACACATTACGATATGCAGTATCTTCTACTTCTTTATTATTACTTAACAAAGTAGCTTTTTGCTTACAAGACAGCTCTATGTATTCTGATAAGTTTTCACAAAATTTATCATCTAAAGCTTTTTCTATTTTAAATATTGCAGAACTAATACTATCCATTTTCTTGAGAACGATCAATTAAAGCATAGCTTATTAGACCTTGTATTTTATTACTTCCTGTAGCTGCTTGGACAGTAATAGCATCTCCTGCTTCTAAATTTAAACCTTGAGGTGAGGCGTTTACCTGCGATTTAGCCGCTACATCATCTCTAAAAAATTCATACTCAGTATTAGAATCTGATGAATCAACAAAATTCATATTAACTAATATAGCTGATGACGCATCATTGTTAGCTAAATAAATACTTTTGATTATTACTGTTCCACTAGCAGGACATGTAAATACTGTAGTTTTACTTGTATCCGTCTGTTTAAAACCTTGATTTTTATATTGTATTGTCATGATAAAAAATACTCAAAAGCTTGTTGATCATTTTTAATTTCTTGTTGATAACTAAAATTTAATTTTTGTATTATTTGAGTAAGAGCTAAATTAATTAATCTTTGATTTTCTATATTATACTCTTCTTTTGGTTCTGGTATAAAAGTATTTATTTTAGCCACGTTTCTTACCTTTCTTTTTTTCAGGTTCTTTTCTAATAGCTCTATATATTATATCAGGTGGTGCCATAAAATAACAGAACTCTTTTATTGTCAATAACTTAAATGATTTTTGTTTATGTAATCCCCATTTAAAATCTTTAGCATTTTTTTCTATCATCTCTGAATAGAATTTGTATTGTTGAGGCCATTCATTTTTTGTAAACTTCCATATTTTTTTGGCATCTAAAACAATAGCATATGGATTTGATGTGTGGTCGCTTTTCCAGATGTTTTCATCATCAAGACTTACAATATTTTTTATATCCATACATTAACGCCTACCATCAGGTTGCACATCAGCTCTAAAAGTACCATACCTCCAATCCTCGTCAGTAGTAATATTTTCTATTTTTAAATTTACAGCTCTAGCTCTAGCTCTAGTATCTACTTTTTGAGTTGAGGAGTTAACAGTAAATGGTCCTAAAGTGCTACTGGCTTCCGTGTCACTTGGAAAGTCTTTGAGGTTTATAGTAACTTTTGCATTACCATTTAAAGCTCTAAAGTCAGGAACAAATCTTCTTATTTTCATAAAAAATTCACCAGTTGAAACCACACCATCCCCTTGACCTTGTACTTCAAAATCTCCACTTTGTATGGTGCCAACTATTGCAGTTTTAGTGCCATCGGAATTTACTTGGTTATTACCTTTTTCATGAGCATATAAAGTTGTAGCTCCATTTGTAGCTGTTGCACCTTGTATAATTGGAAACGATGGTATAGCTGTTGTATTATAATCTGTTGCATAAGGGTTATCAAAAATAGTTTTATCATAATATGTTGTTCTAGCTAAAGAACCTATTGTCCATAAACCCTCTGCATAATTATAAGTTACTACCCTGTCAATTTGTGTAGTTGTAGATTTTGGATAAAACCAATTTATTTCACTAAACAAAGAATTATAACCAGCATAAACAACATCTGCTGCATCAAAATTTATACCTAAATCATCTGTGTCTTGTGTTGTAAAAACAAAGTCTTCAACAGAACAAGGTATTTTTTTTACTGTACCATCAAACAAATAAAAACCTCCTGCTCTTCCCATCCAGTACACTACACCATTTACAGCAACCATTGCATGTTGTGATATTAAACCACAGTTAGCTCCAACTTGTTGTATACCGAATGTAAAAGGTGGACCTACAAATTGCATTGTATAAGCAGATGTATCGGTAAGTATTAAAATAAAACTACCAGCATTTACTGCACCTACTATTTTTGTACCACTATCTATTCTAAAAGTTCCTGCTGTATTTACAGATGTTGGTGTGTAATCAGAAAAGTTTTCTTGATCTGCAAAACGAATAAACATTTTATCTTGAGAACTTGTTCCTACAGTAGTTTCAGTGCCTAAATGTATTAAATGTCTATCTCTGTCAGATACTACAGTCATCACACTTTGAATTGGTGCGTTTGTTATGACTGTAGCTCTTGTTGACAGAGCCGAGGCACTGCTCGGGTTCCATTGAAAAGTCTTATTATTTTTTACAGTCGCAACTAATATTTGCCCAAAGTTATCTAATGACCAGTTACCTGGTTCTAATGTTACTTCACCAGTAGGTGAAGCATCACCCCATCCAGTAAAGCTAGAGGCCTCTTGTACCACAGCACCATCACTATGAGCAGACCTAGTAGAGCCAGAAGCTCCTCTTACTATTCCTGTAACAGTGCTACCTGCTACACCCGTATAAGTTATTAATTCTTCACCAACTTTTAATGTACCACCATCACTACTAAAACCAGATACAGACGTTAAAGTAATTGCAGTACCTGAGCCACTTGTTCCATTAGCATCATCTAATAAAGCACCATTTAAAGTTGTGCTTGTTATACTTACATTTGACCCACCATAAAGACCTGTACCAAAACCATAACCAGTTACTTGTACTGCATCACCAACTTTAAAATATGGAGATAAAGTAACACTTCCTCCAGCACTAAAACCAGCACCTGATTCTACTTTACCTGCTGTCACAGTAAAACTATCAGAAGTTCTTGTTATTACTTCAAAAGTGTTTTGCGTAAAATCTGCACTTACAAAACCTGTACCAGAACCAGGTAAGGTTACACTTGCAAATAAAAACAAATCACCTACCTCTAAACCATGTGATGCTTTATTTACAGTAACTGTTGCAGAATTATTGGTAGTTGTTAAAGTACATGATGTTATGTTTGTATCTAAAGGTGAGATATCATAAAAGGCACCATCATGGTATAAAAATAAGCCTTTGTTTGTTCCTATGACTATATATCTTTTGCCAAGTAAATCACTCCATATGTGTGTGTCTCTTGCAACACCTACTAAAGTATTTAATGTAGTTTGTTCCCAACCGCCTATTTTTTCTGGATAACCATAACGAAAACGAACATTGTCGCAATCAATCCATTTTCCTTGTGCACCTGTCGGTGTTACTTGTTTGTTTATACCTCCAGCAATACGGATTTCACTAAGCATATCATTATCTTATATAAGCAGTTACTGTAGTATCGGATGTCCACCTATTTAGCCTATTCATAGTTTTTAAAGTACCATCACTATTCATTTCATCTGTATGCAATGCTATAAATTCTGTCATATCTTTAGCATTAGTTATTGCAGTAACAATATCATCAGCATCTTTTTGTATGGCTGCAACATAAGTTTTTACTGCATCTGGTATAGCTTTAGAACTATCATATATATTTCTTTCAACCAACCAACTAAACCTAGATATAAGGTCATGAGCCATTTTATTTGTATTGTTTTTAGCTATAGTTTTTAATCCTGTATTTATTAATTTTTCACCTTCTGGATTAATAATATTTTTACCAGCCTCATCTTTAGCCTCACTATCATCAAGAGGTCTATCTGTTATTGTATATTTTGTTGTAACTTTTTTATTACTTGCATCAAATGTATAAATAGGCTCAGATGTAATTTGAAACCTATTATCACCTTTTGTTCCACTGTCCTCTACTTGATATATACCTATTGCATTTAATTCTGACCAACTCCAAGCACCAAAAATAGTTCTTGGATGTCTTACATCGTCTACTACAATAGAACGAGCAACTTTAATTATTTCTGTTACTTCATTTTTACTGTTTACTAAAGCCCACATTTTATAATCTCCTTTTGTTAAAATCCGTTACTATACTTCGCTGGAACATCTGCCCACGCCATATATAAATATGTTTTACCACTTGCATCTAAATTAGTATTGTTATTTCTATGTTTAAAACCATTACCTAATATTTGTATATCATAGTTTCCAGACCAAGCTGCACCAGTATCAAACCAACCACCAGAAAATGTTGCTTTATTAAATTTTTGATGTGTAGTATTAAAATTTGCCCAACCATAAGTTGTAGAAGCTTCGTTTATTTTTTTACAAACTACTAATTTTGGACGAAAACCTAAATCGATGTATCTGCCATTTTGAGAACCTGAACCAGTATAGGTTCCAAAGGAACTATAGCCAGGAACTGAATGCCAACAATACGATACATAATTAGTGCTTCCTCCACCTATTCCATCTATACCATTAATATAAAAAACACTACTCGTAGGAGCCACTAAATTACCATACCCTGTAAATTCAGTTTGACCAGCAGTAGTATTTAATTGCATTAAGTAATTAGGACCTGTAAAAAAAGAAGATTGAGTCCACCATCCTGCGGTCGTATTTCTTCCTTTGTGTATTACTATTTCAGGAGCAGAATTTAAACCATGTCCAACTGTGGATTGACCATTAGAACTACCGATTCCTGAATAAGTACATATGCTAAACCCAGCTTTAGGATTTGCAGATACAGAAGCTGTTGTATCGCCATCATTATTAGTAACATTTGTTCCTTCATTTGCTCTCCAACAATACGCATTATAAACTGTACCATTAGTGTTGAAATCTGAACCAGAACTAGAAGTCAAAGTAAATCCATTAGAAACATACCCAGTCAAAGCAACATAAGCACCAGTTGATTCTTGGTCTGAACCATCAAGTTTTAAAGATTTTGTTGAACTAGCTGTTCCTCCTCTTACTGTATCAACAACAGTCCAAGAATTACTTGATGAAGGTATTTTAAAAAACAATAGGTCAGGTTTAAAACCAATGTCGACAGTTTGTGAACTATTATTACCTGTCCATTGAGCAACTGTAAATTGTTTTGTTGGGTGATTATCGTCTGTAAGATTAGGGTCTATGTCTGCACTAACACTTTTGTTCCCACTGCAACACGCAAGGAAGCCAGAAGGCACCGAGTAATAAAATTCACCGAAGCCATTTTCATCTGTATTTGTTTGTGCGGTCAAATCTCCAGAAAAAGTACTGTCCTGTCCAAAATTGGCTCTAGCTTCTGCTGTATTTGTACCACCACCACTACCCAACCAAGGATATAATCTACCAGTTGAAGGTATAGTATAAGTAGAACTAAAGCTACCATCATCTAATGCCCAACTAATAGTATGGTTAACTCTATCAACTTTTACTCTTATATTATTAGGAGGACTTCTAAATTGCCCAGGACCAGACCCTGAACTACTGTCACTATTTAAATACACATTATTATTATAATTTTCAAAACCATATGAACCACTACTAGCAACTTGACCACCACCTCTATTACCACTTAAATCAGTTGTATCTTTACATACTCCAATAAAAAGCTGGTCACTTGTACCACCAAAACTTTTTGCTCTTACTTCCCAATAATATTTTTTACCAATTTCTAAATTATAATTACCTATAAAACCTCTATTATTAGTTGTAATAGAGTAACTTGTTCCACCTTCTATTGAGGCTACATCATTATTACCTTGTTTATGACCATTAAATCCTGCAAAATTTGAATTAGCTGCCATACTTAACTCCCATCATTGGTTGGTGTATCGATTACTTGGTGATCGGCATTTATATTAGGTGTTGTAGTTGCACTATTATTGTTACCACTACTATCCAATCCTAAATTACTAGCATCTGCATATTTAAACCAAAGACCTTCTGAACCAAAAGTTGAATTTATATAGCTAGAGTCTGTTGGGTCTCGAGGTACCCACACCCCATTTTTTAAATATCCGTAATTAGCTATGCTATCACCAGTAATACTATGTCTAATAATGGTTTCTGCTACTACTAATTGGCATCCAAGACTGTTACCTTCACTGTGGTTATGAGCACCATAAAACAAGCCATAATAGTGAGAGCCATATGCTTGACCTACACCAAATTCTATATTAGCATTTTGTGAATATACTGAACCTATATTAACATCTGCTAAAACACCATTTCTATACACTTTTACCCTATCAGATTGTGTGGATTGTGTAGTATCAAAAATCATACACAAATGCCACCAATTATTTCTGTCTGTAAATTTTTCTAAACCTCTAACAGAGGATGAACCATCAAATCCAATTACATCTTGGTTGGCAGCACCAGAACCATAAGTAAAAGTTAAATTTGCTCCTTGGTTATTAGCAATATTTGACACAAACATTTGAGTAAAAGTAGCACCATCTATTGGTCCTATCTCATCAGTTACTAATAATTTTTTAAGCCATGTGCTAAAAGTCCATCTAGTGCATGAACTTGTATTAGGGTAAACCTGACCACTCCAACCAAAACCACCACCATTTGTTCCAGTTCTTACTGAAGGACTTCTAGGTATTTTACAACCAAAAGGTATTTGATAATCATAAAATGAACTTGCTCCACTTGAACCTGGATTTTGAAAAAATTCACCTTTTACTGGCATTGGTTATATCCCCTACGCAAAAGCAAGTTGCGGTGCTCCGAGCTGAATACTTGAGGCAGCTTTAACAAAATATGGTATGACATCAACTGAATTAGCAGCAGTGGATATAGTCAAACCAGCACCACCAGCAGTTTCATAATCTGTTCCTAAACTTAACGTACGACTTCCAGTACCATCTTGAACAAACACTATAATACCAGATTGTCCTACTGATTCAGTAGAAGGATTAGCTAATGTAACATTACCTGTTGCCGTTAAAACAAAGTTTTGATAAGTGTCAAAATCTAATGTAACACTACCAGTTTGAGAACCAGCAGTTTGTGTTGATCCTCTTTGTGCTTTTGTATATGTATTGTTTACATCTTTAAAAACTGTATCAGCATTATAAGCTTGAACATCACTACCTATTGCTAAACCTAAAGCAGTTCTTGCATCGGATGCTGATGTTGAACCAGTACCACCTTTTGCTACAGTTACTGTTGGTAAACTTGCTACACCAACTGCACCACCTAAACTATCTAATGATACTTCTACAATATTAGTTCCGTCTGCATATGCAAAATATATTTTTTGTTGGTCTGGAGAAAAGCCAGATCCACTTGCAGTTTTAATAGTTAAGTTTGTTGGGTTGGTTACACCTGTTACATCGAAAATATACATTTTTTCTATGCTATCAGGTACAGTTAAAACAGTGGCTCCTGATAGGGTAACAGTAGCCACTTTTACAACCATATTTCTTGCGTTTGATACTGTACCATCAGTCATTGCAAGTGCGACTGTAGCACCATCCCCGACTGTTACTTGTTCAAATCCACCGATTGCTTGTTGTACTAAATTTAAATTGTTATTTGTTTTTGTTCCCCATGTACCAGCGTTTTCACCAGTAGCCATGAGTTCCAGTTTTAAATCTGCTGAGTATGTTGAAGCCATATTTTATCCTTTTATGCTGCTGTTGTTATTCTTGTCCACGTTACAGGAGTACCTGTATCTATTTCTGACCATGCTATTATTATTACACTTCCAACTGAACTCGTCAATACTACTCCAGTGACATTGTCTACTGTACCTCCACCTGTAACTTCTGTTGGACTTCCCACTGCTGATGTTGCAGCAACTCCTGTTACATCGTATCCTGAGACAGGAACTATAGAACCCACAGAGGATGTTGATGAAACTCCTGTAACATTTACTGTACCAGTCATTTCTAAGACAACAGTACCAATTGAACTTGTAAGAGCAACTCCTGTTGCATCTACTAATGTGATAGGTGCAACAATTGCTGTACCTAATCCTGACGTCATAGCTACACCTGTTACTCCTACTGCTGCATCTCCATCAAAAGTAACTGTACCAAGTGAACCTGTCAAAGATAAACCTGTTGGAGTAATTTCAACACCTTGAGTGGTAGTTACACCACCTACAGCAGAAGTAGTAGATACACCAGTAACAGATACTGTAACTGCAATACTTGTTGTTGCTGTTCCTATTGCAGAAGTTGCGGCTACACCTGTGGGTATGACGGAATATACACCACCCCAAACTCTATTACCCCAAGTTCCTCGACCCCAACCTTCTCCTATTTCTGCGTCAATAGTAACAGAACCAATAGCAGTAGCAGAGGAGACTCCAGTAACAGAAAAAGACACATCGTTTTGATCACCCCATGCACCTTCTCCCCAAGATAAAACACCCCAAGAAGTAGCTGCAACAGTATTTGCAGTCCAACCCATGTTGGAATGATTAGTACAATAATAATATAAAGTGGGTGCAGAATCAGCTACCACAATAGTGGTTTTAGCACCTGCATTGCCTGCATTACCTGTAACTGTTACTCCTGTAGTGTACTCTGAACCACCACTATGCGTACCGTTAGCTGTAGTAGAAAACCTTAAAGGATGTCCACTGTTTGAATTATCTGATTGATCAAATACATAAGTTCCACCTTCAGCAAGATATAATGTTACATCTGCTGTAGCAGTAGAACCATCTATTGCATATTTATTACTAGAACCAACATTATGATACGGATGATTAGAGGGATTACCACCAACAACAGTAATAGTTAATGTTCTAGTAGTCACGGGTGTAAACTCCTATTTTTATGCTATTCTTATAATCGCATTTGACGCATCAGCAGTTGGAAACTGTATTGTAAATGTCCCTGAAGTAGCTGTTTTATCTCCACCAAAATCTAATACTGCAACTGCTGGATCACCAGAAGCTGTATCGTTATAAATTAAAGCACCTCTTGCTGTAAGTGATACACCTACAAAAGATAAATCTGCAAAATCTACAACAGCTGTATCTGTACTTAAAGCTGGTGTTACTTGCACTAAAACTTTACCACCACTTGAATAGCCAGATGGTGAAGTTACTTGATTATCTGAAGTAAAAGATGTAGTTGATTTACCTAAAGTTGCACTTGAAGTATACATACTTAATTTAAAACTGTTTCCAGTTGGAGCAGCTGTAAAATTATGAACTGCTTTCAATACATCTGTTTTAAAAACATTACATACTGCACTTGTTGTTATTGCCATTTTTTCTCTCCTTTAAAAGTTAAGGTGAAGGAGATTGCACAGGTAATCTCATTACACCATCATCATAATCAGCACGTCTGCGTTTACCCATTTGAGTAAGCATAAATGCTTGTATCTCTTCATTATACTTGTCTTGATACAGTTTGTACATATCCATAGGACCTTTTAAGTAACTAAAAGATTCAACTAACACACCATACAACAATAAATTTTCTTGATGATTAGATAAAAAAGTTGTTGTTGCCGAATCAAAATGCTCAGGGTCTCTTATGTAATTCATTTGTATTTCATATGCTTGATCGGGTATTGGTGCAAAGACAATATTTTTATCATCCCAATTTGCATAATATTTTGGTTGTCCTGTAGAATCACCAGGATTGTATTCTGCTATAAAAGATGTATCTCTTTTTTCTAAAAAATCTCTTGTGCTGCTACTTATTATTTGAACAGAACGAATACTTATACAATCATCTGGCACATTTAAATATCTTGCTGTTCCTGAAACAGCAGTAACATATTTTCTAATATCATCGTAATCTACTTTACCAGCTATATCTAATTCTATGTTTCTTATAAATTGATCTAATATTGTATCTGATAAAACATTAGAATCTACTTCAGTATAGTTTCTTACTTGTGTTAAAAAAGCTGTATGTGTAATACTCATGAAATCACCACTGTAAAATTTGTTCCAACAGATACTGTTGCTTCAACAGCTGTAAGTTTAGTACCTAATATATTATCACTGCTTGCAGGAGTCATACTTGCTCCACCTGTTATACCAGTATCTTTTGTTTCAGAAAAGAAACCATTACTTATATATAAAAGAAACTCTTTTTGCGTATCAGGGTGCATAGGTCTTGGGTTTACTAAAGCTATTGCATCTGCTTTAACATGTTTTTTTCTTATTTGTGGATGTTTAGCTTCAAACTCAGAACGATGTACTAAAGAGCCATTCCATTCCTTAACCATTTCTGTATATGGAAACTCCATACCTGACCTATCAGATATTGCTTTTGATTTTTTACCTCTCGCATAAGCCATCAATAAACCTTAAATTTTCTAGGTTTAATTACCGCACCTTGACCATTGACTAAGCCACCTTGGTTAAGTAATTGTGTCATACCACTTGGATCTCTTTCTAAAGATTGTTTTTTTCTTATATCTTTTTGAATTTTTAATCTTTTCTTTTGTTCTTTACTTAACTTTGGAGCTTTTAAAAAACCTTTAGGTACTATTGTTTTTTTATTATCAAACTTTGGAGCTTTTAAAAAACCTTTAGGTACTTTATATTGATTTTTTTTTAATAATTTTAATATCTCATCCATTATACACCTTGTGGGTAAAAAGTTTGTGGAGTAATGTATACAGAAGTTCTTTGTCCATCTTCAGTCAAAGCTCTTTGTAATTCATCTTCGTATAATAATTTATTTTGTTGTACAAGTTGCGGGTTTCTTTTCATGGCAAGATAATATGCAAGACCTGCAACCATACAGGGTATAAATCGAAATACCACGTCTGCTTGATTAGTATATGAACCTGCATCTTCGATCCTTTTCAAATAATAATATTTAACATATGTATACGTACTAGCATCAGGTGTTTGGTATAGAGTGATTTGTGGAGTAGTTTGTCTATCCACATAGTATTGACTAGGTTGTCCTTGATTACCTTTATTAGGTAAAGCAGAATATTCACTTCTACTAATTTTAGTTAAAGCTACATCAGTTGTAGAAGATGTAGTTCCTGTAGTGGTACTTATATAAGCTTCTAGTATATCATTCGTATTTGTTGGTGCAGTATATGTTGATGTACCAGCAGTAAGTTGTTGTTCTTTTAACTCTACTTTCCAAAGATGTACACCTCTATTTCCCCATTCAGAAAACAGAATATTTAAACTTCTTCTTGCAGATTTTAAATCATAGCCAGAGTTAGTGCGAACACCACATCTTTCATAAGCTTCTTGAATAATGTCATCTATGTTTAAATCAAAGGTAGTTGTCCCTGATGTAGCCAAAATTACCTCCTAGAATACACCTTTAAACTTTGTTCCACGGATTGCAGCTCTACCACCTCTAGAGGTCATAAAGTCACCAGTACTAGCTTTTTTCAATTTTTTAAAATCTTCACCAGTAATTTTACCAAAAGGTTCTGCTACGTCTATTTTTTTTTGTTTAGGAGTTAAGCCACCCTCATTGAAAGGTAATTTATAAGTTAAACCTACGTTAAAACCTTTTTTCTTTTCTGACCCACCTATGTTTTTATCCTTTTTTGTGTAAAATTCTGCACCAAAACCACCTCTATCTTTATCAAATCTTTTTGTAATATTTAAACTAGCACCTTTTGTTGATGCTTTTTGTTCTTTATAAGATTGTTTTTGTTTTCCTACCTCACCTACAACATCAAGACCTAATATTTTTTTACCAACTTTTAGTTGAGCAGACTCTCTTTTTACACCAGATTCTGTTTCTTCTTTAGCTATCTCTGGTTTAATAATAGTCCCTTTTTTTGGTAATAGTAATCTACTTGTGTATTCATCACTCATAGTAAATCTTTCATGTAATCATCCATAGAGGCCATACCACCTTCAGCTTTACCAAACTTTGCTTTTAAATCAGCTCTTCTTTGTTTTTGCTTATCTGTTGTTTTAAAAAAGTTTAAAGCTTTAAAGTCTCTTTTGCCTCTTTCTGCTTTTGAGGTTGTCTTTTTCTTTTTACCTTTGTTTTTATAGAGTTCTCCGTATTTAGTTCCTACTTCAGCTGGTTTGCCTTTTGGACCAGCATCAGCAATATTCTTTATAGTAGATGAACCTTGTGCTCCTGGAACACCTTTGAGTCCAGCACCAAGTCTAATTTTGTTTTTGTCTTTTATATTTGGATTTGCTTTCATTATTGCAGCAACAGTTGTTCCTCTTGCTTTTGCAATACTACTTAAAGTATCTCCTTTTTTAATTTTATAGCTACCTGTTGTTTTTGGAAATTGTACTTTTGGTTTAGCTCCTGTTCTTGTTCCTACAGGCATAGCTTTTCCTTGTTTTCCTGCTTTAGAAATATTTCCTTCAGTAGACATTCCAGCTGATTTTCTAGCCTTATCAAAACCTGCTTGTCTTTTAGCTGCTTTTTTTTCTTTTACTGATTTCGTTTTTATTATTCTACCAAATTGATCAGCACCACCTCTACCTCTAACAGGTTTAACGTCTCTTGCCATAACATCTGGTTCCTTACCAAACAATGTTCCTTTTGTAAAAAAATCTTTAACCGCACCCATAGTTATCTCCTAATTTATGTTAATCATACCACCATAGTATTTCTTTGTAAATGTACTCACGTTTGTTGGTTTACCACCAACTCCTTGTGCTTTTGATCGTTTTCTTTTAACAGCACTTTTTCTTTGTCCTTCACTCATTCTTCTAGCTTTTGCAAGTGGTACACACTTTGGATATTTTCTTTTCGCATCTGCTTTTTGTTTGCTTCTACCACACTTTGCAAAAGTTCCATCTTTCTTTTTACTTCCGATGTCTACCCATTTTTCTTTAAACCACTTATCTAAACTCATTAGTCAAGCATACCTTTATAATAAGCTTGTGTTGATGGATTAGTAAAACTTTCATCTCCATCAATATCTTGTTTAATATAAGAACCTGAAGCTGAAGGTGTCATACCACCTGCACTTAAACCAGTTGTTTCTACTGAATCTAAACCACTTGTAGCTTTATCTTGTGGCATGTTACCAGCCATCAGACTTTGCATTTCTCCCTCTCTAGCTTGTGCTCTTGCTTTCTTTTTACCTTCTTTTTTCATATGGTTCATAAGCATCATTAAACCTAATCCTGCTTTTTGTACTTTCATAACGCCTCCTTTATTGGCTTTTCTAACTCTTTTAGCAGCACTTGCTACTTTAGAGCTAGATGGTTTTTTTCCTTTAAAATCTTTTCGTTTTACACCACTTGGGTCTTTAATTTTTCCCGCACATACCTTTGATGCGTAAGCATTAGCATAAGCACTTGGGTAAACCTTAAATTTTCTTTTTGCTGCTGCTTTACCTCTTGGGCATAATTTAGTCATAGTAACTCCTTATATTATTATAAACTTTTGTTTGTATTGTGTCTACTTACCTATTTCTTATATTCTTTTTTGCAAGTCTACCTTTATTACCTTGAACAACTCTTATTCTTTTGCCTTTACTGTATAAACCAACTTTTTTTTTCATAGGCCCTTTAGTAATCTGTTGTCTCATACTTCCTCTGTTCATCGCCATTTGTTTTTTATCCATCTATATGCAGCGTAAGTTGCCAATCCTAATACGATATAACAAATACCATCAAACCATGATATGTTATGAACTGTTTCAACTAACTCTGGTGTTATATTATCCATTATCTTAATCTATACCTTGTTTTACCTTCTTCGTTTTTATAAGCTTCTTTATATTCATGTCTATTATTATCAGAGTTAAACGACACATGAACCCAACCTGAGTGAGGGTCTTCATCTGGATTATGAAACTCTAATATTAATTGATCATAATTTAAATTTTTATTTATCCAATCACTAAGTTCTAAATTACTTACCTCTAGCACTTCAATGTCTGCTGCTTGACCAAATACATGTTGTGATGTAGAACTACCACCGATTTTTGTGTTTAATTCTTTACATCTAAAACCAGAGCTAATAATCATGGGTTTTTGAAAGTTCGTTCTTACTGGCTGTAAAACACCTAAACACAGAGATTGTAAATTACCAATTACTTCTTCACTTGGTGTATTATCTATATTGTGTCTTGTAGCCGTTTGTGATTTTGTAAACTCATGTAAGCTAAAATTATCAGATAGTTTCATCTAACACTTCCATCTACGTCTTGCTTGTCTTAATCTTGAATTAGGGTTTTTAGCTGCTTTAGGAAATTTCTTCATTTGACCTAAACTTCTAGCGCAAAATGATTTACGTCTTTTTGCATCTTTACTACCTTTTTTTACTTTACCAGTAACAGCAGTTTTTAATTTAGAACCAGGGTTTTTCTTTCTATAAGCCATAACACCAGCTTGTGTCATTCCAGCACCAGACTTTGTAGAACGAAAATTCTTTTTGTTTCGGGGAGGCATGCCTCCCCTTTTTAACATTATAAGTTCTTCTGTATAACTATCCATTATCAGTGTCAGCAGTAATCGGTGTTACAAAAACAGTAACAGAGGTTACGTTGCTGATAGTCAAGTGCATATCAGTTTTAAAAACTATACCATCTAAAGGCATATCAACTTGATATTGATCAGCTGCACTTCCAGCAGGTGTCGCAATAACAAGTTTTTGTGTACCACTTCCCCCACCATCTTTAAAAGTTAAACTTCCAGCTGAAGCATGACCTACATAATAAATAGACAGCAAACGTGTTCGACCAGACTGTATAGTACCAGTGCTAGTTACAGTTTTTGCTCCTATATCTGAGTTCATTATATACCTCTATTATGCAAAGTTAGTGTTTTGTTGATACAAAATAGTAAGTCTAACTTCACCAGCAGTAGTAGCTGCTGAGTTAGTCACGTTTAATCTTTGATCAGACGTTCCAATATCTTCCCAAGCTAAAGCTCCTCCTGCTTTAGTTGTTGGGTATTTTCTACCAGCAGTAGTACCAATTGATTCTGCGTTAACAAGAGCAGTAGCTGCTCCTCCAACAAAACCAATACTAATGTCAGTTGCATCTGAAGATGCTGTGATTACGTCAAAAATACAATCAATGATTTGTGAGTTTGCTGGAATGATTACATCTGTTGCTGTTGCAGCAAGTGCTCCTCCAGATAAGTCAACTGCAAAGCTTTGTGCCATTACAACTTGACCTGTATTTTTCATATTTGATCCAACAGTAGTTCCAGTTGTTTCTTTAATAGTACCTGCTTTGATAGGACCTGAAAAAGTTGTTGTTCCCATAATTTTCTCCTAGTTGTAGATATAGTTTTCTAGGTTATCTGCCAAGCCAGTCTATACCCATTGTTAATCTTGGTAATTATAGTATACATAAAAAAAGGGGCTCATGTAAGCCCCCTTTTTTCGTTTATTATAAGAGATTTTTAAGCTGCACCAGGTGAGCCAAAAATACCTCTTGGATCAGAGAATCCAAATGAATATCTCTCTCTTGCTTTAAATCTTACATTTCCTGTATCAAAGTCACCTTCAATAGCAGTTTTGATTGGGCTTCTTACGAATTGTTTTAATCCGTTAGGAGCATCAGTCATAATGAAGAAAGCATCAGTATCTGTTAAAAAATGATTAATTCTATAACCTTGAGGAATCATTCCCATAGAAGCCATAGCATTAATATCATTATCAGCTGTACCAACTCTTTGTGGAGATTTTAAAATTCTCTCAGCAGTAAATTGTAATTCTTTTGGAATTATCAACTTAACACCTTGTGTAGAAATTTTTAAACCTCTTTCATCAACAAAAGCAGCAATGTCAATTAATGACTGCTCTAATGATGTTTCTGATAAATCAGCTGCTGTGGTTAATGTATTTTGAAATGTGCCACCACTTAATATTGGATGACTTGCATTACATAAAGATACACCATCACCACCTGTGAAAGATGCGCTGAATGCGTTGTTAAGAACATTTGCAGCTTTAACTTGTTTAGTATTTGCCATACTTCTAGCCAAAGCTCTTGTGTATCTACCAGCTAATCTGTCATACAAATTATCTTCGATTGCTTCTTCGGTAATAGCGAAAGCCATAGCGATGGTTTCGTGTGTATACCTTGCAGTGAAAGATTCGTTTGCATCATCAAATTGAACTGCTCCACCTTCTGCTTTGACAGGAGCTGAGCCAAAACCACTTAACATTACTTCTTCTTCAAAAGCTCTGTCTGATGATTCTGCTGCAAATACTTCTGCATGTTCATTTTCATACCTGTTATATTCCAAACCGAATAATGCGTTCAAGCCTGGTTCTAACTCTTTTACTAATTGTGCTCTAGATATTGCCATGCTTTATACTCCTAATGTTGAAACTGTACCTTGGACTATAGAGCCGTTAGGTGCATTAAAGTGATTATTAATACGTACGATCAACGGAATACCTGCTGCTGTAAAATCAGAATTTTCAGGGTCTTCTTGAATTCCAACAATACGTAGAGGAAAAGTAGCTGTAACAGCGGCTGTACTTAAATCTGCGACAGCAGTAGAAATACCAGTAGTGTTATTACCACTATTTCCATTTGCCAATTGCACGTTTAAGAATACTGCTGCTCTTATTTCAGCTTCGGTATCAAAACTACCTCCACCAGCATCAGCTGCTATAACAAATAATTGCATTGGATCGTCATATACGAAAGCCTTTACTGGGTGATTACTATCAGCTCCAGATCCAGGCCAGTTGTTTGAGAAAATTCTCTCTCCTGTGGTACTAGAAACATACTCGCAACCATAGAAAACACCTAAAATAGAAACTGTTCCACCAGCTGCTGCTTGTAAATCATCGATTGTTCCAGCCGCAGTAGGTATTACAGGCATCCCTTGGTAAATTCTATTGGAGTTGTCATAAGCTATTCTGTATTCTGTTGTACCAGTAGTGTTGTAACTTGAACCTAATCTTGATAAAGGTCTCAAGCCAAACGATACGTTAGTATTAGCCATATTTTATTTCCTTATAAAATAATTAACAAAAAAACTCTCACTTTTTGCGAGAGCCACCAAAACTTACCCTTGACTGTCTGTCAATATTGACAGGCATCTCGGGACGTTGCTCCCTTAGAATATCGTTATCAACGGATTTTACTTGATCAGAAGTAATATTATCAAAATATTTTTTGCGTTGCTCGACTATTTCTTCAGGTATCCTTGCCAACACAAGGCCACCAACCCCGATTAACCCCTGATATTGTCCTTCTCGAACCACTGGATAATCATGATCGCCAAGTTGGTTTTTTACTTCTTCTGCTCTTACGAACACCCAACCTTCTCTAAGTTTTTTAGATACATTACCTGTATCCATAAAACCTAAGCTTTCAGTTCTTATCCAACGATGCTTGAATCCTTTTGGTGCAGGAGGTGCATCTAGACTTGATGGTGGAGTCCAAGGTTTATTTCTTGTTTCTACAGTTTCCCTTGAACTGCGTGAAGTTCTATCTATTTTTTCAGTCATAATTATCCTTTCACGTGTTTAGCGTATTCTTCTAATGGCACTCCGAGTTTTCTAGCTATTGCTACTTGTGACCGAGTGAGTGTCACTTTTCTGCGCCCTTGCTGTTTACGCCCCGCTGAGGCAACAGTTTGGACTGGTCGTTCTTCAACAAACTTATTAGGAAAATTATCCCTCATTTGTTTATCAACTTCAGTATAGTAGTCATCAGACTCTGGGTCAAACCCCTTTTGAACTAAATCTGTATGAATAGTATAAGCTGCATTTGTCATAACCTTGTCTTGACCAAACCAAGTATTGTTATCTGCCCAGTCTCTAGCTTTAGGACTTGGCTCTTGTTGTGGTATAGGTTCTTGTTGAACAGGTTGTTGTTTTGCTATCTCTTCTGCTTCTGCTTTTTGTTGTTCTAACTGCTCTTTTCTCATTTTAGCCTTTTCTTTTTCAACAGCTAATGCAGTAAGTTCTTGATTTGCAGTCATCATAGAATCATAGTCTTGTGATTCCATAGCAGTTTTTAATTTTTGTTTTACTTGCTCAGTTTGAGCATCTACTCTTGTTTCATACTCTTTTACAAAAGATTCATCTACTACACTTTTATCTTTTTCAGATTTATTATATTTTCCTTGTAAGCCTTTTGCATAATCAAGAGCTGCTTTTTCTCTTCTTTCAGCTTCTCTCATTTTTCTAGTAAGCTGGTTAATTCTTTTTTGAACCCCATCAGATACTTGCTCTAAATCATCTTCTTTTGCTAAAGGAAGTTCTTTTTGAACTTGAGCTTTTTCATCTTTTTTAATTGGGTCTGTGTAACCTAAATCAACTGATTCAAGTTCTGGTTTTTCTTTTTCAATAGAACTTTCTTGTTCTATTTGTATATCTTTTTCTTCAATGCCGTCTGTGTCTAATTCTACATGTTGTTGTTCTTGTGCCATAACTACTCCTTAAAATAGTGCGAGGATGTCCTCGGGTTTCTTAATTGTTGCAATAATCTCATCATCGTTTAGTATTCTGTGTTCGCCAAATTTAGTTTTAAATCTAGCTCCTGCATATCTACCATATATAACAAACTGTCCTTCTTTACACCAAGGTCCTTCTGGAAACTTAGTTTTATCCTTATAACAAAGTTCTCCCATTTTTACTACAAGACCTACAACAGTTGTCATTTCCATTGTTTCTGTTGTTTTGTCTGATAACAAAATACCTCCTTCTGTTTTCTTTTCAGGAACAAAAGGTTTTAATAACATTCTATAACCAACTGGATCAGGAAGCGTATTTAGGTAAGCTTCTCTTTGTTCTTTCGTTAATGGAATATTAGTTTTTTGTTTAGGTTTAGATGGTAGTATTAGTTTTGGTTTCTTCTGTAGTTCTATACTCATATTTTTTCTTCCTTTTTTAGCAGGTCATTTATGTCCTGAAGCAACGACTCTAATGCGTTGATCTTACCTCTAGCATATTGCAAGTTTTCTATTGTGTCTACACCATAAATGAGATCTTCTTTATATTTTTCAATAGAATCTTTAATTTTTGCTCTTAAAACTTGTATAGTATCTATATCGTACATTATTTTTTAGGTGCTTTTGTATCCACTTTTTTAATTTTGTCCAAGGATCTGAGGCTCCCGATTCCTAGCATGCCGAGCAAAAGCGGCATCATGACCGACATGTCAGCTTGTGGAACAGTAATACCAAATCCTGCACAAATCGGAGCTACCATAAAATTTATACCAAGAGATAACGCACAAATCCATCCACACAATGGCCTCCACGATGATTGAAACCAATTACCTTTTGCCTCTTCGGTGTTTAATTTTATTTGAGCCAGAGCTAATTCTTGACCATGTTTTTCTGCCATAGTAGATATTTCATGAGCAAGTTGTGCTTGTTTATCTTTGTCTCTAACAAATTTTCCAATTAATTTAGTTGCTGGTCCTATTAGTGCAGTAAGTGCCATTATTTAACTCCTATAAATTTTTTACCTTTTACTTGTATATTACTTATACCTTTAATATCACTTTTAACTCCGTTTTCTCTATGAGGACATCCTGGTGCATTCATCATACTACCAAGACTTATCATAACTATATTTAATCCTTGAGGATTAGGTCCCTTCTTTGGTGGGGGTCCTTGTCTTTTTCCCTTCATTGTTTTTCTCCATATCGTTTCTAATTTTCATTTCTTGTAAGTCAAGTTTTTCTTCAGCAATTCTTATTCTTTCTCCAGATGCTTCTTCTGCATCTTCTCTTCGCATCCTATCTAAATCTAATCTTTCTGCAAACTCACCAGATTTTCTTTCCATATCCATCATGTTCTCTTGACCTCTTCTTTGCATATCCATAGCCCTTAAATCAAGTTCTCTGTTTTTCAATGCTATTAATGGATCTTGTTTTCCACCCTCTGCTTCTGCAAACATAGCTGTAAGATGAGCAATTTGTTCTGCAATCATACTTTCTGTTTCTGCTAAATATGATTGTGGGTCAACTTGCTCTAATTGTACTAAATCAGGTCTATTTTGTTTTACTTCTAAGAAAACTTGTGCTCTTGATTTCATAGAAATATGTTCTTGTACATGTGCTGTTAATAATGCGTGTACCATAGGATTTACTTGTACCATTCTTGTTTTCATAAAAGCAACATGTGATGCAATATGAGCATCATGGTTTTGAAAAGGAAAAGCAGTAGGTACTTTCATTCGTAAAGCATTAGAATTTTCAGCACCAGGGTCAGTTGGTGTTGGTTTATCCTCTGGCTTTAGTATTTTATCTATATCTTTTGTTCCCATAGCTTCATAAACACGTTTATATGCTTCTCGAAGATTGTGAAGTTGTGGATTTGACTGTGCAACCTGTAATTGTTGACTCGCAAGTGTAATTCTTTGTGATAAACTGAAAATATTTGGGTCTGCGACTGGAATTACGTCAACTTCGGGACCAAAATCCATCATTTTTATCATTTTGTCCCCACCAGGAACAGCATAAGGGTAACTTGGGGGTAAATAAGTGCCAAAAACAGTAGCTAAAAGCCTAAATTCAATACGCATTGCATAATAACAACGCTTATGTATAGCACTCATGACCCTTGAACCACGTTCAAGAAGAGCTAACGTAGTTCCAACTGCTCTATTTTGCTTGTCTTCTCCCGTTTGCATGTCCATTACACCAGCAAATTTTTGTCCAGCTTGTACAACAAATCCTAAAAGTTGCATTAACGTATTACTTGGCTCTTTGAATGGTAACATCATAAATTGATCTTTAATATTACCTCCAGGAGCATCAACATCTCTAAATTCTCCAGGTTGAAAAGCTTGGTCATCATCTCGTACTCGTATACCTCTTGATTTAAAACCAGCAGGTAAGTTTGAAAGTGTACCTGCATCTAATAATTGTCTAAGTGCAGCAGTTGCAGTTCTTGATAAACCACCAATCATATGAATTAAACCAAAACCATAGAAACCTAAACCTGGTAAAAATTTATAATGCACAAAATATTCTTTTCTATTCATTAATGGATCGTCAGGACTATAGTTTCTATATATGGAAAGTATTTCTTGAGAGCCTTCATCAATAGTCACAATGTATGGTATCTTAATATTTTTTTCTTCAGAGTTAGGAGTCATGTATTCTTCAATATCTAAATGCACGTGCATTTCTAAAATATTAAATTGGTAATCACTATCTCCAGTTTGGTCTACACCTTCCATTTGATTATATTTGTCTTGTATTTCATTGTCATCTTGTTGGGATGGTAAAATATCTACATCACGATAAAATCCAGAAACTTGTTTTTTTAAAATTTCGTTTTCAGACATTTTTAAAACATGTGTAATTCTTTCAGATTCTTTTATGTCTGTTGCATAATAAGGAACAACTAAATCTTCAGCAGGTACAAACTTTGATACTGCTCTAGCCATAACCTCATCATAATATATTTTTTTAAATGCTGAACCTGCAAGAGGTAGATAAAATAATAATTGGTCAAAGTCTGTTGTGTACTCTTCCATTTTATCTGTAAGCATATAGTTCATAAAATCTTTTACTCTAAGTGCTTGTTCTGATTTTTCAGAAGTTTGATCTCCAATAACTTGTGTGTTAACAGGACCTTGAGCTGGTAGTAATTCTTTGTAAGCTTGTGCTTGAAATTGTGTTACAGATTCTGCAAGTAATGGATGTGTTACAGAAGATGCACCAGTAAAAGGTCTAGCTTCTTCATTTACTTTAAAACCTAATAAATCTAAACCAGAAGTATAAGCTTTTTCCCAATCACCTCTTGATTGTTTATCTCTTCTATAGTCTGTTATTAATTCACTACCAAGTCTAGATAAAACAGTATCATCCATTTCTTCAGCAATGTTTGCATAAAACATTTGTGCAGCAGCAGCTTCCTCTTCTGCCATTTGCGCTTGAGCTTTTTGCTCGTCTACTGGCTCTTCTATCTCGACATCAACTTCTTCGACACCACTTTCTACTTGGTCGTCTTCAAACTTTTCTAGTTTTTCTACATCCATATTATCTCCACTTAAATAAGTCTACCACTAATCCACCTTTTTTGTAAGTGGTCATCGGTATATTCTTAAACTCAGGTCTTACTTGAATTGAAAATGCTTCATAGTATAAATCAGAATTCCCTTTTTGAACTTCAATCACATCATCTTTACTTACATTATAAGGTATTTCATCTCTTGTCTTAAAGGCTGCAATATGTTCTCTAGCTTTGTATACTTCTCCAGTATCAGGATTTAAATAATCTTTTGGTCGCCCTAATATCTTAAAAGGTTTATCTGGGTCTGATTTAGCTAATCTAATAGTGCCTACTTTTAAGTCATATCTTTTTCCTAATGTTTTCATTGCATCAGGTAGAGCTGCTGGACCATCTTTTACTTCGGAGTAAGGTATCATTGCTTTACCAGACCCTGGTGCTTTTGGAATTTTAGTTACTACTTTAGGATTCATATCTCTTTTTTTACTAGAGTTTTTACTACTTAGTTTTACTTTAGCACTACCCCCACCTCTATAGTTACCATACCATTCTAATTGTTTAACAACTTTACCATCTCCTCTTTTAAAACCAACTAACTCAAAAGGTTCTATAGCTACATAATCTGTTCCTTCTCTTGCAGCTTTTCTAAGTAAATATCTTATACTTAAACCTGCCCATTCTTTATCTTTGTTAAAAGGCACATAAGGTAGCTCATCGCCAGAAGGCATTCTTGGCGGAGCTTGTTTAGGAGCTTTACTTTTTATGAAATCTATTTCGTCTGCAATTTTATTAAAATTAGTTTGATCAGCTTTGGTCATATATCTACCTTTAGCTGCAATACTCATTAACTCATCACTTTTATCTTTTAAGGTATCTCTGTTTAATAAATTATTTAAATCTTGTCTATTAAAAGGGTTTTGTCTTAATTCAGACGCTTTTTGATAAAAACTTTTAGCTGCTTCTTTTATAGGTTGAGAGGCAAGTCTTTCTTCATTTGACATGTTTCGATAGTTTTCACTTAATTTTCTTCCTTCGTCAGTATTCATATCTCTCAAAGTTTTTTGAATAAAATTATCTCTAATTCTTACTACGTTATTTGCTTGTGTTTGTAATTCATCAGATTGTATTTCTGAAGCTACAGTAGCTTTTTTACCACCTGGTCCTTCTACTTTTCTAGTGCCGCCTCTTATGTGAAAAAATTGTCCTAATATATTTTTTCCAGCAGGGTCTGTGCTATAATGAGAACGATTATATAAACTTTGCATTTGTGTTGGCAACTTTTCAATCATGTCGTTGTCCATATATAGAATATCTTCAAAGTAATCTTCACTACCCATGTAACGATAATTTCTATCATGAGCCTCAGAATATTTAGCAACAGGATCAACATTCTGCCCTACTTTGTTTCTGTTAAAATTATTTTTTACAGTGTCACGATTAAAAAATAATTCATCAAAAGTTTTACCTTTAACATTTACATTATCTATTACTCTAGAACTAACTCCTATTGATCTTGCATAATCTAATGTTCTAGGTAAGACATCAAAACGCTGCATATTACTTATAGTACCTGTTTGTATGCCATATTCAAATAGTCCTGTATAATTATTTAAACTTACTTTTTTTTCTAATACTTGGTTTGCAAGTTGTAAATTATTTGTGACTTCATCGCTTGGAGGCAATTTTTGTAATTCTAGGATTTTTTTCTGTAACTGTTCTTTATTTAAACCTCTTGTAAATTCATTAGCGTCAGTTATTTCTTTATCTAATATTCTTAAATCATTTAAATAAGAATCAGCTTGTTTTTTAAAATTTGTAGTTCCATATTTTATAACTTTTATATTATTAGATGGTGAACCTCTTATAAAACTTAATATGGTAGGTATACTTAATTTTGCTTTTTTACCATCAGGGTCCTGTACTAAATCAAACAATACCCCTCCTTTTAAATTACCCCTTGTGTCATAAGTTGCGATTGCAGCATCTTCTACTTCTTGTAAGGGTACTGCTCTTTTTCTCATAGCACCTGTACCAGGTTCTATATATTCTAAATCCATTTTACTTCTAAATATAGAAGACCACTCTCCAGGTGTTTTTGCTTTTTTATTAGGAAGTTTTGCAACATAATCATACAAGGCAGGACCTACTCCATACAATTCATTTTTATCAGCAGTTCCACCCATCGTTAGTGGTTGTTCGTTTACAGCTTGTTCAATCCTACCAAGTTCATCATCTGCTTCTTTAACAAATTTTTTTGATTGCTCTAATGTAACTAAAGCTCTTTGGTTTATATCAGGGTCAGGTACAACATCTTTTTTTATAACTTCATCTACTTTTGTAGCTTCATCTAAAGTTAAATCTCTTGGTTTTGTATCTTTTAAAAATTGTCTGGCTTCCTTGACCGCCTTCTTACGATTCAATAATAAACCGATTCCACCAGCAAGTGCAGTTCCTACACCAGCTACTGTACCAAAACCGATACCCGAACTTTCCTCTTCTGCCATTAGTTATCCTGTTTTTGGTGGTCTGCCTCTTCCCTTTTTTTTCTTAGGAAGACACTCACACAATTTTCCAAATAATCTTTTTTTAATTTTACTAAATATGTCTTTAATTTTTTGTATCATATTATCCTCAATAATAATTATATTCTTTAGGAATTCTATCCTCATTGTCTATGTAGTCAGAATATAATTCAACAAAATTGCCTTTTCTATATCTTAACATTGCTTGGGACATACTGTCTACATAGTCATCGTTGGCACCATTTGGAAATGCTGCACATTCGTCAATCACGTCTTCGGCAAATTTTTCTCCATAAGGATACCATACCTGACCACTCTCGAAAATAGGAGCTACCACATTTACTCTGGTATGTTTATCATTACCCTTAGTCGGTACAAATGGTACAACAGGTATACCCATTCTTCTAAATTCTTGCGTTAAAGGTTCGCCACTTGCTTTTTGTTCTATCACTATCGTTTCAGGTTCCCAATATTTATACGTATCTAATGCAACAGCTTTGAGTTCAGGAAAATCATATTTACCTCTAAGTGCATCAAGTAAAATTATATTGGGTGTTACTTCATCAGGATAAAAAATACCCCAAGTCGTAATAGCAGAATAGTCAGCAGTTTCTTTTTTACTAAATGCTGTATCATAACTTTGTATAATATGCACCAAATTAGGTATGTCTTCTTTCTCCCAAGGTTGCCACCACTCTCGTTTTATTATAGCTCCTTCATCAGAAGTTGGTTCTTGCATGTACTGGGCTGACCAATTCCTAATTGGTACAGAAGCTTTTAACTTTTCTAATTCTTCTAGGGTCCAATATTCAGGCCATACTGGGTTCCCTGATTCGAGGATCGCTGGAAAAGAAATTTGTTTCCATGTATCTGCTTTAGGTTCCGTTTGAGCCTTTAACAATCTGCCAGTCAAATCATCTTCTGCCCATCTTGTCATTACTAATAATATTGAGCCTCCAGGTTGTAATCTTTGTCGTGGTCCTGAAGTGTACCATTCATATGCACGTTCCATAGCCATATCAGACATAGAATCTTGTTCCGTGTGTGGATCATCAATAATCAATAAATCAGCTCCACGACCCGTGATTGATGCTCCAACACCAGCTGCATAATATTCTCCACCTTTGTTTGTTTCCCATCTACCTTTTGCTTTTGAGTCTTCTCTTAATTTAACATCTCCGAAAATTTGTTTGTATTCTGGTGAGTCTATGATATTACGCACTTTACTCCCGAACCTTACGGCCAGTTCAGTATTATGAGACACTTGCATAATTTTCATTTTTGGATACTTACCAATAATCCAGGCAGGAAAATATACGGAAGCAAATTCAGATTTAGTATGTCTAGGGGGCATGTTTATGATGAGCCTTCCTTTTTTCTCAGAAGCTATTTTTGTAAACTCATTTGAGATAAGTTGATGGTGTCCTATGTTTTTCTTGTTTGTAGTTTTACGATATATAAACTCTGGCCATATCTCTTTAACAAAATACAAAAAGTTATCCTGACAAAACTTTACATGCTGAATCCACTTCTTTTCTACTTCGAGCCTTAGTTTTTCTGTAGGTAAGTTTTTTGAGTTCATAATTACTTATACACCATCCGTATCGTTTGTCCAATGTTTGCATATATTCGACTTGACCTAAACACTCCGTTATATTTTAAACCTAGACTAATGACGGCAAACAAAAATTAAAACAAAAGAAATAATAAAAGTAAAAAGAGCCTTCTAAAAACGGCAAAAAAAAACGGCAATCGAATTGATTGCCGTTAATACTAGATATTTATTTATTGTTAAAAGTTACTAATAAAATGATAGATACAAAAACCTAACCAAAAAATAGTCCAAGAAACACTAAAGGTTATAAATGCTTTTATAAACATATTATCATAAAACCTAGTTATAAAAAAATCGTACAGTTTATTTTTCATTAGTTAATACCTTTCATCATTTTAAGTCTTAATTCTTTTCTAACATTGCACCAATAATCAACAGCCCATTTACTATATCTATCTGATGCAAGTCTAGTAATTAATCTTTCTACCTTAATGACTTTCATCATTAAGGTAGTTGTTTTTTCATTAAAGTATAATCCCATTAGTTACCTCTCAATATTGTTTGAATTTCTGCTAAATATGTTTCTACCTTATTCATCAAAAAATTAGTTACTTCTGAATTAGGATATTCTGCTTTAGTTTCGCAAATTGCTTGTTCTAATTTAGAATATAACATTTGATAATTTAATTGTTTTTTCTGCTCTTCTGAAACATTGTTTGATAATTCGGTTACTCTTGATTGAGTAACCAAATTATTGTTTTGTACTAAAGTAAATATATCAGTCATTATTTAGTACCTCTTTTTTTGATGTCTTTATTATCAATTTTAAGAATATGAAAAGTAATACTCTTTCTTTCTTTTGTTTTATACTTGTCATAAACTTTATCTTCTTTCATTTGTTCAGTATCAATAATAGTAGAAAATTTTTCTATTATCTGTAAAGCATAAGTATGTAGTTCATTACTGAAATCATAATTATTTTTATTTTTCATTAATTCAGTTATATCTCTTTTAACTTCTGCTCTTGCTTTTGATAACTGTTTGATTTGCGTATCTAGTTGAAAACATCTAATAATTGATGTTTCTAAATATGCTTTTGTGTTTTTTATTTTTTTTACCATTTTAAACTCCTTGTTTTTTTGGTATTAATAAAAGTCTTATCTATTATAATACAGACTTATCCGATAAAATCAAGGATAAAAAACATTTATTTTTAACTTTTTTTTATATTTTTATAGGTACTAAACTACCTTGAATTTCAAACTGACGCATTTAAACGCTTTTAATTTTTGTAAAAAAATTTCAGCTGGCGATTTTTTCTAATACCAGGTAATAAAAATTCCGTTATCTTTCGAAACGGGAACGGGCATCCATCGGAGTTCGCACAAGTATTTCCCCACCCGTGCGATCCCTGGCCAGCCTCCTAACTATAAAGAAAAAAATTCCGTTACCTTTTGAAACGGGAACGGGAGCTCAAGTTCTCCAATACAATAAAAAAAGAGAGAGTGCTAAATAAAACACTCCCTCTCCAAAAAGTGAAAAAGCTTCTAACAAATCTGAAAGCCTCCAGATTCACGACAAAACTTCATAAAGTCAATTACATTTTCTTCAGAAAATGGATAGGAAGATTCGTAATTAAACTGCTTTTGAATATCATTCCATTGACTATTAAATGGTTCTGGATAATCTCTAGGAACTAGATTGTCTTTTCCAGTTTTATCTGCAACAATCTTTTTTAATTCTTGGTGCTTCTGTTCCACGATTTTATTTTCTTCTTCTGCTTTCTTCATCTTTACTTTATAAAACTCTTCTACAGTTTTTACTCGATTTGTTTTTAGTTCTTGCTCAAGTCTATCAGCAATTTTTTGAGCTTGTTCTCCACTAACTTCAAAACCGTCATTGTGATGCCACGATTTCATTTCATCTTCTGTGAACTCATTTGCCATTAACTGCAAAACATAATTTGCTAATGGTCTCCACCACCAAACATTATTTCTAAAATAATGACCTGGATTTTGTTCTTCAAATTTTTCTCTAGCTTTGAAGTATTTTTTCTTCTCCTCATCTGATGGCTTTTTAGTCCAATCAATATAAGGTTCTTCTCCTTTTAGTTTTGGATTTTGTCCGTATAAATCAAATCCCATTTTTTCCTCCGTTTTGGTTAAAATATAATTATACTATATATATCGGATAACGCAAACGATTTTTTTTATTTTCAAATGTAAGACAATCGAGAATATGATTTCATTTCCCGCTCTGGCGCAGGGCCGTAAAACTACTTATAAGAAAAAAAATTTCTGTTGCCTTTCAAAACGGGAACGGGAACAAGAGTTACTTTTCCCACCCGTGCTGTGCGATCCCTGGCCAGCTTCTTTAACTATATATAAAAAAAATCCGTTCCCGTATGAAACGGGAACGGGAACGAGAATTATCTTTGTTGTAAATGGGTAATAATACTACCCAATAACATTCTTGTTGCTTCGTTGTGATTTGGTGCAGTGTCGTATGCTAATTGAGCTATAAGAAACTGGGATGCGTAAATAAATTGGGGCACCTCAACATCTTCTTTTATTTCTTCCATCAAGTCTAACATTTTGTCCTTAACCAAATCCAATTGCTTTTGCGTAGCTAGTTTTCTTTTTTTTGTTTTAGACATCAGCAACCACCTTTTGCGTCATTAAAAACGCATCTATACCTCTGGTACTCCTTAGACCAAAGTGTTGAGCAAATTTTTTACATGCCTCATAGGTTGTACTAGCTTCAATAGTCTTCTTACCATAGTCGACATGAATTACATAATAGTTATACATCTTCTTCTACCTTTGGAAAGTGGTCAGGGGCTTTACCAAAGTCTTTCATATACTCCATTAGACCTTCTCTATTAATTATTAAGACACCTTCTTTCTTTACTTTTATAAAACCTCTTGCCTCAAAATCTTTCATAGCTTCTATGAAACTAGGGTCTTGTAACATTAGTTTTGTGATTTCATCCATTTTTATTCTCCGTTTTGATTATCCGATAATTATAGTATATATAAAGACACTTGTCAAAAAAATATTTTTTCACTTTTTTGAAACAAACCCATTTCCCGCTCCGGCGGCACGGCTGCCATCCTGTAACTTAAACAAGAGACTCCCGTTACTTTTTGCAACGGGAACGGGAACGGGACTTATATTAAATAAGCTATAAATAAAATTAAGAAGATGCCGAACAACATTGCACCCTTTGGATATAACATCACAAACATTGCAACAATAGCGAGAAAGGCACCCATTAAAACTGCCTCATTAATATACGACCCTCAGGCAAGTAACTAACCCAAGTCTGTCCTTCTAAATCTTCTTTGCTTTCAATGTCACTGTAATCATCCTTTAGTTGGTCAAAAGAACTATACTCTGCATAATCGCAACAAAAGGCTACAGGGTCATACTCGTTGTTGTTGTTGTCGTTTCTCTCTTCTTCCCATTCGAAGATTTGTTCCCACGCCTCGTAGCTGAATTGCTTCCAGCGTGAGTGCTGCCGCACCTGCTCCAAAAAATTTTGTTTACTTAAAGTTATTATCATGTGTTTTTCCTCCGTTGTTTATAGGATAATATAACAGGGCTTCACAGGATGTCAAGCAGCTTTTGCTGCTGTGCCTGGGAAAGCTGCCAGCCAGACAGCTCACGGAACACGCAGAAAACTGGGCATTTCCATGATGCGTTTTCCCGCTGCGCGCAGGGCCGGAAACGCTTTAACTATAAAAAACCCCAGAAAACCAACCTTTGCAACGGGAACGGGAACAGCGTTTTCCCGTGCGATCCCGCGGCCATCCTGTCCCTCCTAACTAAAAAACCCCAGAAGTCTGGGATTTGTAACGGGAACGGGAGCTGTGTTTTGCCATGCGGCCCTGGCTGGGCTGCTACAGGACCTGATCCTCTAACCATAATAGAATGTGTAGAACGGGAACGGGAACTGTAGAAACGGGAACCACGGCATTCGGTTCACGGACTTCAAGAAGTTTAGGACCAAGTTCCAAGAGGGGCCAGTTCAAGATGAAACAATTACCACCAGCACGTTTATTATTGATATGCCATACCATTTGAAATTTTGACATATTGCAATTCTTAACTTCATTCGCTTTTAATTCTAACCAAAAACTATAACCCTGGTGAACACAATAAACATCAGGTATTCCGTTGATTGTAGAGCTTTCTATCCTAGTAAAATGAGCTTCTTTGTTTTCTTTTTGAAACTGGTTAAGATAGTTCCAAATTTTTTTCTCAGTAAGTTTATTTTTAAGTTTCATTTTTATACTCAAAGTTATAACTTTTATTATTTATAGCTAGTAGTTTTGCACCATTTTTTATATGAAAATTGTAAGCCATTTTAGTTTTTGGAGATAAAGTTACAAATTTTTTTGTATTTAACATAGGTAATAAAGTATTTAAAATTATAGTTCCATAACCTTTTTCATAACTCCATAAAGTATAAAATATAGAAAATTCATTTGTGTCTTCATTAGAAAATTTTCTTAACTCCTGTATATTAGTTGGCACCTTAGTTGTGTTAGCTACACAAACAACTGCTTTATTTACGATAGTATAAATTTTTCTACCTTGTGTAGTTCTAAATTTATAACTTAAATTTTTTCTAACAGGATCATCATTTACATTAACGTCATTTATTTTATTTACTATTTTAATATTCATTTTTTTATCTTTTTTGTTATTGGAGTTACATCAATTATTGTGCCGCCATCATCTATTTTTTTCTCCAATTCTTGTAATCTTTTTTCTAATTGTTCTCTACTCATACCCTCAAGACTACTATGTAAGACTTCTTTTTTTTCTACAAATTGACCTGCTAATTGACCTGAACGAAATTCTGCATTAATTGCACCTGTGTATTGTCCTTTCTGTTCTGCTCCATCTCTAAGTCTTTCAAAGGTTTTATATCTTCTTAATTTATCTTTTTCATATTTTTCTTGTTCTTTACTTAGTTTATGTTCAAGGTATCTACACACATGTGGATTAGCATTTGGATTTGTTAATTTACTTGCCATAACCATTGCAGCATCTTTTGTTTTAGTTTTATAGCCAGCTTGTAACAAAGCATCTGTCTTTGTTATTTGTCCCCATTGACTAACTAATATATCAATAAACTTTTTTTGTTTTATTGTTAAATCGTCTATTGTTCTAACCTGTTTACTTCTCTGTGGCATATATATCTCTATACAAAAAATAAAATATTTTTAAATTTTTCTGCAAAACAGTCCTCTCTTTTCCCAAAAAACATGCAAAATTCCCAAAACTTTCCCAAAACTATTTCTCTGTAACACTATGTTTTCTCCTGTTTTTCCTGTTTTCCCAAAACTATTGCCTATTTTACACTTATGTTTTTAAAAAAAAGTTTGTATAGAAACATATAGTACAAACAACTTTTTGGCAAAAACATATTGACTTCTCCTTCAAATACCTATATTTATAAGATGATTGTGTTATCACAATCACTCCGTTTGGTATAGAGTGGCAAGTTTTTTTGTGTCTTGCCACTCTTTTTTTATGCCACAACATTAATAAAAACTGTAGATACAAAATAATTTGATGTTTCCTTAACTTTACTTCTAATTTTTTTCATTTCACATTTTAATAATCTTTTTCTTCTACTTTCTGGCTCCCGATTCGAGCACCTGGACAAACTGTTATACTTACTCCACATAACATGTTTGATGGTAAACTTAATATTTTTTTGTTTAAGTGCGTTTTTGTAAGCAGCTATTACGTCATCTGGATCTAACATTGCCCAATTACAAACCATGTCAAAGTCTTTACAGTTTGTAATAATCCAGTTGTGAGCTGATTGTTTAAAGGTAGACGACTTACGATCCCCTCTTACAATCATACAATCTTCCAAAGCATTTACGACTACTGCTCTCCACAAATAATTTTCGGGACATAAGTTATCATGGTTTAGTAAAGTGCGTGAGAATCTATATCCCATACGCATTAGAAATTCTGTTGAAGGTGGCTGAAACTGTTGTTTCTCTGCCACCTTACTTATTCCTTGTTAATGGTACAACATTGTCGTATTTGACATGTAAATTTTCATTACGCAAATCTGCATAAAAAACAGGGTCAAAACCACTATCGTACCCGTAAGTTTCACCCTGATAAAAACCTTCCAACAAAGTAATAATCTGTTGATATTCTTGTTTAGTCAGTTTTTTATTTAGCACACGCAAACAGTCTGCTAAAAATTTTTTCTTATTTATTACTTCCATATGACCTCCAGTTTATGACTGGCTCGTCATTCGTGCTTCATGCTAACTTTTGTTCTTCTTCCTTTTCCCATTCATATACAGTTTCGGTATAACCTTCACCTTTACACCAGAAACATGTTTGCGTTTGTATGATACCAGCTAATTGTCTAATAATTTGATAGCCATTACCCTTACAATGTTCGCATATTTTGTGTTTTTTAACTAACTTCATCTTATCCTCCGTTTTTTGACATTTTAATTAATTTTTTTCTAAATTTATCATAATCTTCTTTATTATCTTTTGCTACATTTTTTATATAGTCGTTTATCAATTTTATAATAGTCCCAGAAAGTTTTCTGCTTTTCATTTGTGATATACCACGTACTGCATGGTAATCATCTATGTTGACTGTTATACTTTTCCAATTTTTATTGTCCATATTTTCTCCTTTTTATTAATCATGACAAAAACACACGTCATCTGACTTATCAAAGTCAAACAAATCCATTTGGCTATTACTTATTTCAAGCAAAGTTTTATAATCTGGTCTATCGTGTCTAAATTTAAATCCATCTTTTGACTTGGTTCCGAGCTGCTTTTTTTCTTGATCCATCCACCATTGTGCTTTTTCTGGGTAGTTTTTCATAATATTCATGATGGTATTCTTACCCTTCAAGAAACATAAATCACAATTACCTAATGGTGTTTTACCATTGATAGCAGGTAATTTAAGGTCGAAGCTATTGTTTTTCCAAAACGCAGCTACATCCCTTACTGATTTCTTTTCTATATGCAATGGTGCTTCACTGTCCCATCTTTCTTTGTCCTTGGCTCGTGATAATCTTGCTACTCTATGTGGTTCATCGTAACGTAGACCAACATAGTTTACCCAATAATTATGTCCCTTCGACATCATAAAATCTTTCATAGGTTTTATTTTTAGTTCAGAGGTACAGTATCTTGTTACTGGATTAGGTAAAAACTTTCTTTTTGTAATTAGTTTATCGTAAGGCTCCCCGTTTCGTGATGCGGAGTTATGGTTTACTTCTATAACTTTATTCTCCTCATCCCACTCAATCCAATGGATCTTGACATCCCAGTTTACTTCACAATCTCGTACAAAATCTAATGTTTCGTGCATTTCTTTGCCAGTATTCGAAAAAACAACTTTTACATCCTCTGGCAACTTATTGTCATAAAAATCTAATATTTGACGTAGCATATATCCTGATGTTCTACCACCAGAAAAACTAATACAACCTGGAGTATCTAGGTCGAAACCTGACACTCTATCGGTTCTGCGTATAAGTTCTTTAGCTTTCGTCATGACGTAAATTTTCCTTCATCATACAATTTACCACCTTACTTGGTTCATTACCAAGATAAGGGTTTTCTTTTATTAAAGATTCACAATGCTCTCTTGCCATAGTGCCAAACTTACGTTCAATATGATTTAAAGCATCATCATAACAATCTTCTTCTGCAATATCATAAAACTCTTCTTCTACTTCCATTAAAAAGTTTTTAATTTTACTCACGATATACCTTCAACCTTCCTTTGTCTTTTGACTTCATAAACTCTTCACCAAAAGCAAAATTAAATATTTGTGTCTTTTCTTCTTTTGAACAAGTTTCTATTAAGTTATTTTTAAGTATAGAGATCATTTGTTTTTCTGTTAATTTCATTACGCCACCTTCAATGGTTTTAATAACGACCAGTTCTTTTTCTTAGACTCTTCTGTCATTAACAATTCATCAGCTGCTTTGTATCCATGTTTACCAATCATAATATGATGTGTTTCTTCTAATGGTATTCTAATTGTAATCTTGTTTTTAGGGTTATACCAGTATGAAGTTGTTATTCTCATTATGTGTAACTTTACATGTTGTGGTGTTACCATTAACCAGTCTGAGTTCTTAAATGATCTTATTTTTCTTTTCTGTTTCATGTTTCTTTCTCCAAGTTGTGGGTGGCATTGTGAATAATTATAAATTGGAGTGCCACCCATATAAAAAGATTATCCCAGTTTATCGGATAAGTCAACACCTTTATACTGCTTCACCAAAGTTTTTTCCTATGGCTACATCTACTACACTAGGTACATTTAGCTTCATACAGTTCTCCATCGTTTTCTTTATCTTTTCTATCTGGCTTTTATTTTCTACGTTAAAACATAGTTCATCGTGAATCTGTAACATCGGTTGTAACCCTAGTTCTTCTTTACATGCAACAACTGCTGCTTTTGTTTGATCAGCTGCACTACCTTGTATTAATCTGTTCAAAGCTTTGTAGGTATAACATCTTTTTATGTTATTTCTGCCATATTTAGCTACTGCGTTATCAAACTTTTCTGGTGTGTATACTCCAAAATCTTTTGGCTCCCACATATTAAAACGACATTTACGACCTTTCTTTGTTCGTATGACACCAGTTTCATTTGCTTTACGCATACATCTATCTGATAGCTGCTTAACAAAAGGTACTTTCGTATTGTACTTAGTTATTAAAGCTATAGCTTCATCATATTCAAGACCTAACATATTTGACAGTTTATGTTTACCCATACCATACATCAACCCAAGTCCGATGGTCTTTGCTTGTTTACGACCAATACCACAAATGTCTGCTACTGTTTGATGAAAGTCGGCATCTGCATTTGCATAAGATTCTACAAGTTCTTGACTACCTTCATAACCTTCACCAATACTACTAGCATAATGTACCACCAGTCTAGGTTCCTGTTGAGAGTAATCAAAACTACCCCATTCACATTTTTCTTCTGGTAAAAACAGACCTCTTATCAATGGACCAAAATCTTTGTTTCTAGCAGGTAGTTGTTGGAGATTTGGATTCGACATTGATAACCTGCCAGAAACAGTACCACCATTATCAGACCTCAGTTGGTTAATTTCACCATAAATCCGACCATTGTGTTCGTATTTCATTATACTAGATAAAAATGTATTATGAAATTTGTTTATCTCTCTTGTCTTTACAATTAACTTACTAAACTCATGTTCATTGTTTGATAACCAATTTTGTGTAAAGCTAGGCTCTTTTGACTTTTCTGTTCTTGGATAGTCAATACCTAATTTATCAAACGCCCAAGCTATTTGTCGAGCTGCCCAAATATCAATATCTTTACCAATCATTTTATTTATATTTAATAACAACTCTTTTTCTTTCTTTGCAAAGTTTGCTCGTAAAAATGCTGCTCGTTCTACATCAACACGTACACCCTTCATTCGCATATCTATGAGTGTAGGAAGTAAGTTTCTTTCTAACTCCCATACTGTTTCTAAACTTTCTTTACTTATTATGTGTTTAAACTGTTGCCACAAAAGATACGTGAGTCGTGCATCTTGTTCCGCATAATGTCCAACATGTTCGGCTGGCAACTTCCACATCTCAGCTTTCGGATCAACCCCGTGTGCTTTTGCAGCTTCATTCAAATCTATCTCTGACTTTATCTCACCAAGATAATCTTTAGCTAATGCGTTTAATCTATAAGTATATCTATTCTCATCTATCAAAGCTCCTGCAACCATAGTATCAACTATCTCACCTTTGACTTCTATTCCATAGGATCGTAACCACCCTACATCATATGGTGCATTATGAAATATCTTACGACAGGGTAATGCACATACAGTTTTCATGTAATCTAATACTTGTTCTTTAATTAAGTTACCACCACCAAAATGATCCATAGGATAATAACCTTGCCAACCCTCAGTAGCTACAGCAAAACCAACTATCTTACCCTTACCCATAGCCCAACCAGCACCAAGTCCTTCATTAATACCATCATCTCTAGTCTCAAGATCTATAGCTATCTCTTTTGCATAGGTCAAATCCTTATATTCTACTGGTGCAGACCAAATATTCTTCTTATAGTTAAAAACCAGCTGTAAGTTAGCCATGAAACCCCCTGTGAGTCTGTATTTGAAATAAAAAGTCGTTTAAATGGCCTGTGAGTGCCTGTAAAAATGTTTTGCTTATGATTGTACCTTGTTTTTTACTCATAATCTCGGTCAATTATCATTTCACAATAATGTATAGCTTTCAGTATATCTTTTTTCTTGTCCTTCTTTGCATGCCTACATATATACTTAATAACATTACCTTCAGCAAACCCTAAATCGTTTTCATTAATAAACTGAGAAGGTTGTATCTTAAAATCTTTATAATGATCTCCACCTTTGTCCCACAAATTATCTTCATTATCATCGGGAGTATTGTCATATACTTTTTTCAATACTAATTGAAACTCTTCTACAGTTTCTTTGGGTATATTTTTATTTTTCTCAAAAAACTCAACTAATGTTTTACTTAATTTTTCTTTCATTTTTCTCCTTTAAAGTTTTACGTTTAACATAATCATCAGCTTCTTCAGCAGTACGCAAAGTAAAGCCATTTTTTAAAATATCAAAAAGTTTATGTTCTACTTCAATTTTTGAAGGTCTAGTTTTAAACTCCATTTTTAAATTTATCTCATACTTGTGCATTATATTATTCCAGCATTTTGTAAGCCAATAAATGTATATATAAGTGTATATGCTATAATAAACTCCATTATTTTTTCTCCCTTAAATAAATTAAATAATCTTCACCTATCGGATAATTATACCTATAATTACTAGATAGTATATGTAAAGTATCTCTGGCTCTCGTGGCTCCTGTGTAATAGACTCTTTTCTCATCACTCTTGTCTTTGGCATCTTTTTTATTTATGTAAGATGCAGGCCAATTTGTTTTGCTATACAAAACTACATTGTTAGCCTCACCACCTTTAACACTATGTATCGTATCTATAATTATTTGTGGGTCATCATCTAAAGTTTTTTGACCATATCTTTGTAGTAAACGTAAAAAATATTCTGTTTGACTTGGTGTAAAGTTTCTTTGCAATATTTCCCACCAAGCTTTTGTTGCAGCTTCATCACTTAAATTTAAACCACACCAATCACATAAGCCATCAAAGTCATATGTTTGTGTTTCAGGTAACTCAATCCAAAAACCCATTCGTCTGTAGCTATGATCTTTTATTTCTCTTATAAACTTCATCATGTTTTCTGCTTCTTGTTTAGATATATCTTTACCTTTTGCTATACGAGTCCAAGCTTTGATAGCTCTCCATTGTTTTATATCAAAAGATTTATTACCTCTGTTATCAGCAAAATACAAGCCAGCTTCTTTTGCACTTAATCGTAACTCATTTACTGTAGTATTTACCCTACCTAGTATGTACCAAGTACCTGGTAATTCTCCTACAGGTATTTCTGCAAAATTAAGATAGCGTTTTACGTATCCATCCTTTTGTAAATGTTCATAATCTTTTTCTATACTATCTAATATACCTCTTCGTATTACTTGACTAAAATGATGTATAGCTTCACCAAATCTTCTTGTTTGTCGCAAGATTACTTTTCTGCCAGGAAAATAAGTTGTGAAATACTTAGGATCGCTACCATTAAATTTATATATACCTTGGTCGTCATCACCAGCTAAATATATTCTTTTTGCACTTTGAGCTAGTTTATACAACACACTCCATTGTAATGGTGTAAAGTCCTGTGCTTCATCTAATATCAAAACCTCGAGCTGCGGAAAGTCTACCTCATCAATTGTACGTTCAATCATATCTGTAAAATCTATAAAAGAATCTTTTTTGTAATGATTGTAAGTATCTATTTTACGTAGATACACATCTAAACTATCCATTTTGTTTTGTTCTTTTTTATATATTTTTACAGGATCGTCCATCATGTTTCGTGACTTGTCGTACACACCTAATGACCAATCTTTATATGTAAAATTATCATCAGATAATCTTTTGTCAGATGTTTTTATTATCTTTGCTTGAAGTGCATAATCTAACATACAAGCTTTAGGATCAAATACTTCTTCTTCAAAATATCTTCTACAAAATTTATGTAATGTTTTAAATCTTGCAAAGTCATCTGTGTCATATTGTGGAAATGCTTTTAGTGCTCTATCCACTGCTGTGTTTACTGCTTTGTTTGTAAAAGATATAAAAGCAATATCAATAGGTTTAACACCTCTTTTTAGATGTCCTTTTAAAACTCTTTCCACTAAAGTATGCGTCTTTCCTGTTCCAGGAGGTCCAAATATTTTAATGGTCTTTTGATACAGAGCTTTGTGTTTTTGCAGCTCTGAACTTTTCGTGGTATTCATCATCCATCTCACTTACATCATCTTTTGGTTTTTTCTTTACTGTTTTATGTTTTACAAACTCAGGCATTTCTACAGTCCATATATTTTTCTCACCTTCATGATAATCTATTTTTTTACAATTTAACATTCGTAATGCAATCATAGGATTCGCAAAACTTTTAGTCCCACTCTTTTGTAAAAAACTAGCTAAGGTAATTTTTTTGAAGTAACATATATTTGTATTACTATCTAACACCACATAACCATCTTTGAGTTTTTCAAATCTATCTTGTTCTATATGACTTTCAAAAAACTTCTTTAATATTTCATATCGTTCTTCTTCTACACTATCTGCATATCTATGGTCTTGACTTTCTACAGATTTTTCTACAATTGCTTTCATTAACATCTCAAACTGACTTGGTCCTTTTCTTGGTTTAGGTAATGTCAGCCAGTATACTCTGTATCGTAATAATTTTACTCTCCAACTTTTTTCATCTTTCATATCATCTGGTGTAACTGTAATGTGTTGACCTTCGTAATCAAATTCAAACCATACACTTTTTGTATCTTGTACATACGTAATGTTTGTAAACTTATCTATAATACCAGGTGTCTCTTCACCCCTTCCTAGCTTTCTACTTTTACATAATTCGTAATTACATATTGGTGTATACTCATTGTGTTTCGGTGGACATTGATAACCATAACCTTCTTTGTGTATACCTTTAGTCATTTGAGATACTTCAGTAGGTGGTAATGGGTTGGTAAATATTTTGTTGTTTCTTTCTTGCATAATTTTATCAAGATCAACATAGTTTATACCAACTCTTTTTTTCATCTCTAAAACTGCAACATTATATAAAAACTGATGTCTCATTTTACCTGCCCATCCATCTTGTACTAATTTTTGTACGCAAGGTGGATAATGTTTCCAATCTCTCTCAACATCATTATCTTGTAATTTAAAATTTAAAAAATCTTTTGGGGTAATTGCTTTTGACTTTACTATCTCTAAAAACTGTCCTACTAAAACTGGTGTGCCTTGGTCATTATATGCAAACTCCATAGTGCTATTCATATTAAAGTAAGGCATGTTAATTGTTTTATTACACGGAAATACCTCATTACTTAGAAAATACATCTCATTAAATTCTTGTAGTTTCTGTCTTAACTTATCTGCTTTAATAAAACCTTTTAAAAAAACAAAAAAATGTAAGCCACCTGATTTTGATAATACAGGTATAAAGGGTAAATTAAATTTTTGTATAACTTGTATATATTTTTGTGCTGAATAATTTTCATAATCATTAGGGTCTAAATCAATACAACCCCAAGAACATTCGTCTTCTATTTCTGGTTTAAGACCAATACCATATTTTCCATCTAAATGGTCTTTCCATATACTTGGTGTAATTGGTTCGTGAATCGTGACATATTTAGCTTGTTTCTTGCCATTTGTATCACTCTCTCCCGTAAGAGAGAGCTTTACAAACGACTTCTCACCTGTCACAAAAAGCTTGTACAGTTCTTTGTGCATTACTAGAACGGAACTTTATCTGTGCTTTTCTTTGACTCCTCTTGCTCACCTTCTGGCTGAAAGTACATATTAAAGTCTTTCGCAAAATGAGCAAATTCTTTTGATTGTGTTAAAGTGTGAATATTTTTTGCATCATCTAAATAATCCTCAAACTTTATCTGCCAACCAAAATATTTGTATTTACCAGACTCTTGTCTTGTAACACTCATACGATAAATACATTTATACAATGGTGGTGTTTGTGGTTTACCATCAACTATAATGCTATTGCTTTTTAACTTCTGCAACCACTCATTACTTTTTTTCTTTTGTGTTGATTTCATAGTAACCATACCTTGGTCGATAACATTTCTCTCTTTATCCAAAATTAAGATAAACCAGTTACCTGTATCTTCAACATAGTTACCATTAGGTAAAACATCTTTGTTACCATTTCTGGTAAGTCCTAATGGTTTTTCTTTATGAACTGCAACAGGTCTATTATTACCTTCATCCATTTCTTTCCACTCATTAAAACTTCTTTTATACATACAAGGCACGGCAAGAAAACCTTGCTTACCATCATATGCTTTTTCACTTGTTTGATTAAAAACACAACCTTCAGCAACATCTGTTCCTGATATTGTTTTATCAATACCATCAGGCATATTACTTGAGTATAGTATTTTTATTAAAGGGAGTTTAAATTCATCTTGTGCTGCATCTTCTAAACCCATACCCGCATCTTCTGTCCAGTCTACTTTTGCTGGAACTTTATCTTCTTTAACTGCTACTTTATTCATCGTTGTTTCCTTTCTCTATTTTAGTTTCAGTTTTCATAAATACTTTAAATAAATCATCGTCAAACTCTAACCCTTTTTCTTTCACTGTATTGATATGTGATTTCAAAGAATTAGCATTTACTGATTCATTTAAAGTTGGAGCATATCCTTTTTTCTCTAAATCAGCTTTTAAATCTTTAGCTTCATTATCTTGCGTCTTTGAAAAAGAAACGGATAGCTCATTCTTAACGAGAGCACTATTGGCATCTTTACTTAAATAAGCTAAACACTTTTGTCTTCTTTCAGCAAGTTCTTCACTTTTAAGACAAGCTTTGACTGTTGGTATATAGCCAGTGTAAAAACTTTTAATTTTTACCTTGTCTCCCTTATCAGTAACAAACTCTTTCATACCAATATCTTTCATCTTGGTAGGAATATCTACTTCTGATAATTGTCTTTGTTGTTGCTTTAATGTGTCTAGAGCTGACACTAAATCTTCAATAGCTTTTTCGTTTTTAAGCATATTGTCAATTAATTCTGTCAGTGTTTTAAGGTCATCTTCACCAAAGTTCATCTCTATTTTTACTTCTTCTTGATTCATGTTTTCCTCCGTTAAAACATAACATTAGAATTTTATACTTGTAATGTCAACAAAAAAATCCTATAAATATAGTATGACACATATATATAAACGTGAACCCCTTGCTCATCAAAGAGAAGCTTTAAATATGAGTTGGGATAAAAAATATTTTTTATATCTTATGGGTATGGGTACAGGTAAAACTAAAGTAGCAATTGACAACGCAGTCTTTTTATATAATCAAAAAGAAATTAATACTGTTTTTATTATTGCACCAAATAGTGTAACGCATAATTGGTTGAAAGAAATAGACACCGATAGTTCAGCTAAAGGTTTTAAATATTTATTTCGTAGAGATTCTTTTGACTATCATTTAAAAGATAATATAAATTGGTACATTATGAATGTGGAGGCACTATCACATGCAAGTGGAGTAAAAGTTGCTAAAAAATTAATTGATAAATATGCAGACTCTATGTATATGATTATTGACGAATCAACAACTATAAAAAACCATAGAGCAAAAAGAACAAAAAATATTATTAAGCTTACAAAAAAAGTAAAATATAAAAGAGTTATGACTGGCTCACCTACAACAAAAAGCCCTTTAGATTTATATAGTCAATGTGAATTTTTAGATCCAACTATATTAGGTTTTAGTTCTTATTATTCTTTTAGAGCTAGGTATGCTTTGATGAGACCTTTGACAAGAGATGGTTTTAGACAACAAATGATTCCTTATGATTATCAAAATTTACCAGAACTATTTGGTAAGATAAAACCTTTTTCATTTAGAAAAGTAAAAGAGGATTGTTTAGACCTACCTCCGAAGATACATATGAAAAGAGAATTGACTATGTCAACAGAACAATTAGAAATTTATAATCAATTAAAAAAATATGCTAGAGCAGTTTTATTAGATAAAGAAATTAGTTATACAAATAAACTTACTGAATTGTTAAGACTGCATCAAGTCACTTGTGGATTCTTTTCTTCTAACCAAGGAGAGATACAAACTTTAAATAATCCTAAAATGAAAGAGTTGTGTAACATTATAGATGAGACTTCTGGTAAAATGATTATATGGGCTAACTATATACACAACATTCAAGAGATTTTAAAAGTATTAAAAAAACAATATCCTTATGATAGAGCTGTTAGTATTTATGGTGCTGTATCTGTGGCAGATAGAGACAAAGCTGTAGATAATTTTCAAAATGACAAGTATACAAAATTTATGGTAGGTAATCCTGCAACTGGTGGCTTAGGTTTAAATCTTACAGCAGCAAATACAGTTGTATATTTTTCAAATAGTTATGATCTTACACTTAGAGAACAATCAGAAGATAGAGCTCATAGAAAAGGACAAACAAAAAGTGTAACGTATATTGACTTAGTTATCAAAGGTACAATTGATGAGTTTATTATTTTAGCTTTAAATAAAAAGAAAAAAATGTCTGCTCAAACTTTGGGAGAAGATGTACTTAACTTTTTGTAATATTCGTAAGCTTTCTCCATCCATTTATTTTCATACTCTAACAATTTATTATAGTCCATTTTAAATTCCTGGTACTCATAATTTTTAGTACACACAGCAATAAGACCTTGTTCTATTTCACCATAGTATGCTTTATGTGCTAATGAGTATGCTGCAATCTGATAGTAGTAATCTTCTATCCATTCTTCTTTTTTTAAACGATTAGATTGTTTGAAATCTATAATAGTAGGTTTGTCATCATACAAACCAACAACATCTGTTTGACCAGCCCAAGCCATTTTTTTTGGATTAGGGTACAAAGATGGACAAAAGTCATCATATTTTAAATGCACCTCACTACCCCATACTTCTTTTAATTTACCAAAGTTTTCTACTATAGTATGAGCCATCATTCTTGATTGATTACCTTGAGGTGTTACATTAAAATAAGGTTTTGCTTGACAATACTTTTCTAAAACTAAATGCATTTCTGTTCCTCGTCTGGCTGCATCTATCGTGATCCGTGTAGCTTGTTCTTGTCCTACTCGTTTTCTCCAACTACATAATGCTTTTCTTTTTTCTTCACTTTGTGTTGCTGATAATATAGTTGTGACTGATGGATATTTTTGCCCATCTACGTTATAGGTTCTTATACTCTCATCATTACGAGAATATTCTTTGTACTTATACTTTTCTACAATTTTAAAATCGCAGATAATAAAACCATTTTTATTTCTTTTTATCTGCATATAAATTATCAAAAGTTGTTTCCCAATCCATATAGCTATCATGCTCTTCAGCACTATGTGTATATTGACTTGGTATAAAATCTGGTGCTCCATCACCAGTCACCCACATTGCAGGTGAAGTAACTCTAACTCTATTATTAGGTAAAGCTACCATACAACCTTTCCAGGGTCCGTTTGTTAAATGTAGCACATGACTTTGTTTGTGTTGTGCTGGATCGTCAGCTATTTCATTACCAGTATAGTCTACTGTAAAATGATATTTAGCAGTATAAAATTCACCATCTATTTTACATATCCAAGGACTTGAACTTGTTCTGTCAAAATGAATTATAGAATGTTCTCTACTTGAGCAATCCCAAGGTTGGGCAAGATGAGTAGGCATTGGACTGGGCCAGTCATCAAGTGGGTCGTCAAAGATTAGAGACGTAATCGGGAGTCGAGCCCACATCGCCCCACCATGAGGATTTTCCAAACGATTCTCTTCATCTTCACAACCAGTAAAGACGATTTGGAAGGAAAGACATCGGTCTGGAATACTTGTGACAGCTATCGCTAACGCATGAAGATAATCTCCATGATGCCTTCGATGATTTACTGTAAACTCTCTACGTACCCATACTTTAAAGTATGGAATGTTTGATATTAAATTTCCCATACTTTACTATAAGTACAGGATAGTTATTTATCAAGTTATTTCTTAGTTAGTTTGTAACCCATTCCTCCAGCAGCTCTTCTTAAAGTACTCAGGTTCATTCTAGCTCCACCTTTAGAATATCCTTTAGCCATCTTACCGCCCATAGCAGTCATCATCCTTCTAGCTCCACCTTTAGAATATCCTTTAGCCATCTTACCGCCCATAGCTTTCATAACACCACCAGCTCTTTTCTTAGCCATTTGATTTTTCTTTAATGCAGCTGCTCTTGCTTTTTGTCTTGGTGTTGGTCCAAACATTTTACCAAAATCAGATTTACCTCTTTGTGCTTTTGCTTTATCAGCTGCTGTAGATTTAATTGGTTTAGGTGGTAATTTTAATCCTGCACCAGCTCTAATTTTGTTTTTATCCTTAATACTTGGATTCATTTTCATAATTTTAGATACTGTAGTACCTCTAGCTTTAGCTATACCTGATAAAGTATCACCTTTTTTTATCTTGTAAGCCCCTTTAGATTTTGGAAACATTTATTTCTCCTTTTGTTATAACAATTTAATTGTACTATTTTTTATCATCATCGACAATCCAGTTTTCACGCATTTTTTTATAATCTAAATACAACTCTGTATCTGCATATCCTCTACCTTCATTCATACAAATAAGATAATATTTAGGTTCATATAACTTACAAGATTTATCATCTCCTTCTACTTGATGTGCTAATCCAAATTTAATAGTTATACCAATTGCTACAACAAAAAATAATACAACTGCTAGTCCAATAAAGCCATATTTTATATATTCTGCTATCTCTTGTTGTTTTTTTAATTTTGCAGCTTTTGCTTCTTTCATTGCTTGTTTTTTTGCATCAATACGTTTCTTACGTTCTTGTAAGATAAACTCCCAAGTACCAGGACCAAAACGAAGATTGACCAAGTTACGTAGTTCGTTCATTTGTTCACGAGCTAATTTAGCATCTATCACTTCTTGAGCCACATTTTCTACAGCAAAATGGTCAACATTTTTACTGTCTCTAGCTTTGATGACTTGTTGCTCACCCATCATAGCTTTGTCTATGTGACCAATAATATCGCCTATATCGTTAGCGGTTTGTATTTGTTGTTTAACAAAATCAACACTTTTTTTAACTAATGCTATGCCAGCGAGCGCTGCGGATATTGGTTCAACCATTTGACTTCTCAATAAAACGATCAAGCTTATCTTCCAATCTACGAAGATGTTCGAGTATTTGATTAGTCTGAGACTGTGCATCATCTCGAGGCAGGTACTCTTCCCTGGTTTTATTGAGTAGTATTTGTAATCTTTTTACTTCTGAAAATATTTTACTAAACGCCCAACCAAAAGCAGACGCTATAACTGTAAGTACAATGTTCCACATCATCATTTCATCCATCAGTTTTGGTCTTTCTGTGCTATGGCTTGACCTGTTGTATCGCCTGGAAATAAAAAACTAAAACTTTGTCTTCCTTGATTCATGTTACTTTGTGTATTATCAGGAACTTCAGCTGGTGTATCTGGCACCTCGGTTGGTGGTTGCATTGTCGTGTTAGGTTGTGGTTGTGCGTCTGGTATTTTTTCTAACTCTGCATCTTCTGCATCTATTTGTTGTTCTCCTGCATTAAGACCTTTTAAAGTTTCTAACATTTTATCTCTTTGATCTTCAGGAGCATACTTAAAATATAAAGCTTCAGGAAAAGCACTTTCTAAAACATCATCAGGTAATTGAAAAATATTTAATTGTGGTGTATCTACAGTTGGAGATAGCCTACCTATATAATCATTTACATCATTTAAAGTTACTTTATCAGGGTCAACTCTTACTTGGTCTTTGTTTTCAGAATCAAAATAATTCATAAAATTAGCTAACTGTCTTGACCTGTTGGGACCAAAGTATTTACCAAGAGGTTCTGTAGGATCAACCATACCTAATATACTTGGTTGATTTGGTCCAGCTATAAATCTACCTAATGTATCAGGATTCATTGCTGCTTTTCTTTCAGCCTCTGTCATTATACCTAATAATTTAGAAGATGCTTTTGGATCAGCAAATATTGAACCAGCTTTACGACCTATTACAGCAGTAGCAATACCACCAAACAAACCTAAACCACCACCCAACATAAATAAAGCACCTCCACCTAAAGCAGCTACACCACCTAAACCTGCTCTTCTAAGTAAAAATGTAGAGGGATCAGTAAAGTTTATACTTTGTGCAGATTTTAAAATCTCTACTGTATCTCTTAAATTATCAAAACCTTTTTGTCCTATAATTTCTTTTAAAGCGTCTTCTTTAGCAGGAGTGCCTATTCCTAAATTATCAGCAAACTTTGAATAATCAAAATCACCTTGTATTAAATCTAGTTTGCTCATATTAATTTGTTTTGTGTTTATTTTTAAAGCATCTTGTAGTTGTTGTCTGACAAAAGGACTTTCAATATAAGAAGGATTTAATTTACCACCTATAAATTTTTCTCCCATATTTCTTATCTCATCTATTGCTCCAGGTGGAATGACCTCACCCAT